TTTGCCAAGCCCCATTTGAAACCCGCACGTGACGTACGGCATAGGTTGTATTCGTTGATTTTTTTGCATGCCACTTTACGAATCGGGATTTGCGATAGGGATACCTTGTCGAATCATATATCAGATTTAGAAGGTCTCCATTGTCTACCACGGAAAATTGACCATTGGATAATTTAATTCGTCGCATTGATCTCGTCCTCCAATTTGTATAGCATCTTGAGCTCTTCGAATCGCCTGTCGAGCGCCCAGAACCTGTCGTGCTCATGCGTTGTGCGCATCTCCTCGAGCAGTTTCCCCATCTCAACTAAACGATCGAGCTTCACAACAATTGGCGCGTCCATTATTGCCTCACGTCTACGTGGATCCACCCACGGTACACCTTGACGTAGCTGAACCCCACCCCGCGCGCGTACTCTGCCAGCGCGCGAGGCGACATCCCGTTGACGTAGATATCCGCAGCGTTGCCATAGAGGTGCTGCGAATCCGCCACGCCGCCCACCTTCCTGTTGTGTTCAGGGCAGCGATATCCGGACGTCACCACGATCGGCTTGCCCCCGATCGCCGCGCGCAGCTCTTCGAGCTTGATGATGAGCTCCATATTGATCTTGAGTTCACCACAATGACGGCAGCGGAACTCTTGCGCGAGGAAATGTTCAGACAGCCGGATAGGTTGGCCCGGCAGGTTCTCACCAGCTACGCTCACGCTTATGATGCCCGCGAGGGTTATAAAAGCCGCCATGCAAAGCGCTATCCGTAAGCCCTTATTCCAAGGAATTCCTCCTTGTTTGAATTGCCCAGAATGCCTTAATGAATATGTACCCCTTTTACCCTTATTCCACGCTACATGCAAACAACGATGAGATTTTTCATTAGGCAATAAGGATAAATTCCTTTTTTTGTTATCGCTCTTGTCGCCATTAATATGGTGAACGATTTCCTGTTTTTTAAGTTTCCTGCCGATGATTCTTTCCATGATTAAACGGTGTTCATAAACATAAGCATCACTCCCCGGAACCGTTGGTATGCGGATGTAGCCCCTTTCGTCTTTCCATCTTCCCCCCTTCCAATTGGGGTTCTTGTCCCCCCGAAAGCGCCCATAAAGAGCCCCTCTTATTTTTCTGCGCATATTTTCGGATGTAGTGTGCCCCGCAATAAACTGACCAAGATTATTACGCACGTCTAACCTCCCTAAAATAAAAAGTCCCACCTGCCTACTAACGGCCGGAAGCAAAGCCCGAAGGCCCGTGCGTATTCCGCGTTCGACAGATGGGACTGAGTTGATAAAAAGAAAAACGCACGTGAACCCTTCCGGTGGTTTGCATCTTTTTGCCTCCTCTTAACTACATACCCATATTACCTTGCCCTCCAAACCGTGTCAAGTCTTTTTTTATAAAAGAATTCCTACACTCACAGCGACGAGAAACCCGCGCCCCATCTCCTCGAGCCAATCTTTTTTAATCAGCGCGCTCCACCCACCTACCAATAAACCCAGCGCCAGCGCCCGGATAAACAGCCGCCACGGATCCGCGCCACAGACGATCAGCGGGTACGCCGCCAACCCAATAACGAACCCGTGCGCCCAGAAGTTGTCGTACCCGAACACCTCATCCCAATACGTCGTCAGCGCCGCCCCCGTAAGCCCGATCGCCAGAATGATCATCATCGCATGGCACGGACTGATCAGCACTGGAACGTACATCACAACAGGAATGATCCAATCGCGCACCCAGCTCCTGCGCATACACACCGGGATCCACTTCGGCTCGGCACTTGCGTCTCGGCTCATACCACCAGCGCGGTACAGGACCGCGCAGATGACGCTACTGACCGCTAACAGTACAATTTGCATCCGGCCTCCTGTCTATCTTCCAATACGCGCACCCGAACGAAACGCGCGGCGCATTGTTATAATTGTAAATCGCATCCGCTTGATTCGTGGTTGTGGGGTTCGGTTTCGTTGTGGGCCGGATTAGCCCGGCGTATATTATCCACGCCGCAGCTAATCCGCCCACGATCCCACCTCCCCACTTCGCGAGGGTAAGGTAGGGTATCGTCATTTTTTCTCCGTTAACTTCTTGACCGCATCATACCCGAGCACCGACACGCCTGCCGTGCCCAAGGCAACGATGATCGCCTGCGCGATCGTGTTGATGTCCAGAGCAAGTCCGAACACCTGCCCCAGCGCCACAAGCGCGCTTGCCACGACGAACGCCGCCACTGGCGCCCACTTCGCAGGCAACTTGAGCTTACGCAGCCCTGCCACGATAAGCGGGATGACCACAACGCTGATGATTGTATACAGATCCATGCTTTCCTCCCCTGTTAATCCCGCGTCATTTTTCGCGGGAATCTCTGATCATGTCCATGACCAGCTTGAAATTGTTCTCGATTTTTTCGTCCAGCTTGTCCAGCCGGTCATCAAACCGCATCTCCATCCCGCGGAGATTGTCTGCCGTTGAGTTATGCAGGATTGCGCAATTATCGCGCCGGACGTATGTTGACTCTGCGAAGTTTTTCACCTCATCCAGCCGTCCATATACCCGACTGAATCGCCCGTCGAAATATTTCCACATGCCGAACAGAAACCCTGCATTCGTCAGCAGCAACCCGATTATGGTGATAATGCCCTTATCCATGGAGTCCTTTCTATGCGCCGCTTGAGCTCGATGATGAGCTGGATGAGCTCGACATCCGCTCATCTACCGTTATTATGAACTCATTGCCTCCTCCATTCCACGTGCCGAGCGTTAGCCATACCTGACAGCTATAATCGCCCGCCTGATTGAAGTCTCCACTCTCGAGGACCATCCTCACATAATTGAGACTTCCCTCGAATACCACAGGCGTCGCTGCCCGCTTGACGACTGACCCGTCCGGTCGTTTCATATACACGAAACAATCAACCGCGCCAGAAACATCCTGCCCGCAATTGATATATATCGCCGTACCCACCTCATCGACATAATGCTTCTCGGTGTAATTATTCCTGCAAAAATCAGGCATGGGCCTCCTCCAATTCAGGGATGATCGAATCCCTGCGTATAACCGGCGAGATGAATGATTTCATGCGCATCTGCGGGTTTATCCGTGATCGAAATACCTCTATAAATAAAAAATAGGTGCTCGACGATGACGAGCTCGACGAGCTCGATCCGAAAGAACTCGACGAGCTTGATGAACTTGAACTGTGTGAAGATCTGCTTGACGATGAAGACGATACGCTGCTCGATGACGATGAGCTTCGGCAGCTGCTTGATGAACTCGATGAGCTCCTGCTGCTTGATGACGACGAAGAAGCACTGCTCGATGAGCTTGACGACAGGCAGCTCGAAGATGAAGACGACACACTGCTCGATGAGCTGCTCGACACGCTCGATGAGCTTGACGATGACCGGCAGGATGAAGAGCTCGACGACAAACAGGATGAAGAGCTGGATGATGAGAATGCTATAGATGACGATGATGAGCTCGATGAACTTGAACGCGAAGAGCAAGAGCTGCTCGACGACCTGCAACTCGAAGACGAGCTTGAAATGCTCGATGACGATGATGAGCTCCTGCATGAGCTTGACGATGAAGATATGCTCGATGAGCTCGAACTCCGCGACGAACAGGAAGAGCTGCTCGACCGGCACGAACTCGATGAGCTTGAAACGCTCGATGACGAAGAGCTACTCCGTGATGAACAAGACGACGATGAACTCCTGCAAGACGACGATGACGATGATGACTGGCAAGACGAACTCGATGATGACACGCTACTTGACGAGGATGAGCTCCGCGAAGAGCAGGAGCTGCTCGACGACTGGCATGATGACGATGAGCTTGATACACTTGATGACGATGATGAGCTCCGCGATGAGCAGGACGATGAACTCGACCGGCACGAGCTGGAAGATGAACTCGATAAACTGGAACAGCTCGAAGACGATGACCGGCAGCTGCTGGAAGACGATGAGGACTGCGACGAACAGCTGCTGCTGGATGATCGGCAACTCGACGAGCTGCTGCTGATACTCGACGAAGAAGAAGACGACTGGCTCGAACATGAGGACGAACTCGACCGGCAGCTTGACGACGATGATGAAACGCTGCTTGAGGAAGAGCTGCTTCTTGAAGAACACGACGAGCTCGAAGACCGGCAACTCGAAGAGGACGAAGAAACACTGCACGACGACGAGGACGACTGCGACGAACAGGAAGAAGATGAACTCCTACACGACGACGAAGATGACGATATGCTGCTCGATGATGAAGAGCTCCACGAAGAGCAGCTGGAACTCGACGACCGGCATGAACTCGATGAGCTCGAAATACTGCTTGACGAAGATGACGACCGCGATGAGCAGGAAGAACTCGATGATCGGCAAGAAGAACTCGATGATGAAGACTGGCTGCTGCACGAAGAAGAGCTCGATTGACAGGAGCTCGAGGATGATGAGGACACAGAGCTTGACGAACTGCTGCTTATGCTTGATGATGACGAAGAGCTTCTACTTGAACAGCTTGAAGACGACGACCGGCACGATGATGATGAACTCGACGACGTCCGCGTATACCCCAGTCCGTTTGCGTAAATATCCGCTATCTCCGTCGGCGTCAGGACTCTGTCAAAATACGCCATCTCCGCGACATACACATCATCTGAACCGATGTCGGATTCTCCCCCGAGTCCCCCTGCCGACGTAGTTACATGGTCACCGCTACCATCACTCGAAGATGAAACGCTGCATGCCGAACCATTCTTGTATACGATTAACCCATCGGAATCGCCTGAATTATCGTAGGTTATCGCAATATGCACCCAAACTCCAGCAGAAAACGTCGTCGATGTTGAAACATACATATCCGTCGTGGCACGACGTACCTTCATATAAATCGTATTGCCGGAATTCGATAACTGGCAATACCATTCATCACCCTTGTAGAACGGATTCGACCAGTTTTCCCACGTGTCAAACTTCACCCAGCCGACCCAGCTAAACGGCCGGGTACCATCAAAATCATTCGACCATACCCCGTACCACCCGCTACTTCCAGCCGGGAAATGAAGATAATTTGTAATCCCTGACGGGCCACCGGTGTCTTCCCATACGAAATCCGTGTCCTCGGTATCACCGACCTCCATGGGATTCCCGTTTCCAGAAAGGTCAGGTATCTCATACCCGCTCGTCAGCCCATCTGTCGGCCAGCACCCGACACAATCTGCGTCTTGGGAATAGTCGGTAGGAGTTTTATACGAGGATGAGCTGCTCGACGACCGGCAAGAACTCGATGAAGATGATCGCGAAGACGATGAAGACGACGCGGCTCCGAAAGATATATCGAGCGCTCCCGACCCGTTATCACGTAAAACTATGTCATGCGCCATTACGTACCAACTCCGTTGTCACTGCGTCCCACGTGCGTCGCATCCTGCCTGCATTCAGCGAGAACATCAATGGTATTATCGTACCAAGTAAACGTATATCCACCGCCAGCCGCGGTTGTCGCGCTGCCCAGATATGCACCGTTGTCCGTTCTATACAACTTAACCGTCAGCCCTGACCCATCTCCTGTGTATCCGCTAACGGTACCGCTTACGGTAAAGGTTATTGAATGATAAGTAACCCACAACCCAAAAGCAAATTGAGCGGTAACCCCGTAGTATCTCCACGACCTCGTCGTTTCTAATTCCATATATTTCGTATCCGGCGTATTCGGATACCTGCGGAAGAATTTTCCACCACACGTAAAAGAAATGTTCGGCTTTCGCTCGTTTCCGCTCACGCTAACAGCTGAATAAAACGGAAACCAGCCTGCGCCGATAGCCCCCTCGCCTTCACCGGACTGCAATTCGCACTCCACAAAAAAGTACACAACGGATCCTTGTATACCGCTGAAATAGAGAACCGGAGCTACGCATTGCAGGTAATAATTGCTTTCCAGGATAGATGGCGTCGTTATCGTAGTCAACACAGCGTTCGCGGTAGCCGCCGCGTTATTGGCATACATCCCCCAGTAAACCGAATGATTATGCACCCCATCGCCATTCGCATGTTTACCGGACGTGTAATTCAAAATCATCAACGCCGACACGTTTCCGACATAGTCGTTATTGCTGGCGTAGAACTGACACGTGAATGTGTTTTTCCCACGGGCTAAAGTTACGCCAGCTCCACGGTGACCACCGGCATCTATTCTGTGCATAAAGGACAAGAATCCCGCATCCGTCGCGCCTGCCGTCGGCGTATATCCAGTAACCGTTTGACTACCGACACCGAAACTCAATGTGCCTGACGTAGTCCCCGTTTCCGCCGTAACGAAAACTCCGCTCTGTACTAATGTAATCGTTGCCGGTTCCTCGATCCACCGCTCGAGCGAAACCTTGTCCACGTCTCCTGACGTACGCACGTTCAACACAGCATCTCCCATACCCCAGACGACGCTGTTGAGTATCGTGGATGAGTTGGTGTGATTATACTCGTACGTTACGGTCAACCACCCGCCGAGATGCAGATAATGGCTCTCGCTGGCATTGTTGTGGCGGGCATATAAGGCATGCGCCGATGTCCAGTCGGTAGAAGTTACATTGTACAGATACCTAATCGTGATAGGAGAAGACCCGCCATCCTCGACTAGCCCGAACGTCGTTTCCGAACCTCCCGAATCAACTTTTAAATACAACTGCGAATCTGTGGTAGCAGACGGAGTCGTTTTTGTCCACAACTCACAAAATGCCTGGCGAATTGTTACCGAATTCTCCGGCAAGAACGGAGTCGAAGCGTGTAATAACGCGGGCAACTGATTCGCTGCCGTCGATGCCTGCTTGACTTCCTGCGCGCTATTCGACAACCTCCCGTTCAATGACTCTATCGGGATGCGGACAGTCTTAACTCTTGTTGCATGCGCGGTATCATCGTACTCATACGTGATATATAATTTAGCCGATACATTCGCGACGTTGCATACCCCGGAATAATCCATGTAAAATCCGTATCTAAACGTATCGGACGCTCCTGAAAACCGAGCTACAAATTCGGCTGTCATATCGACGACAAAAACATGCGACATGTTTTCTCCGCTCGTCGCATATCCAGACGCTACTGTAGCCGAAGTCCACGTAGAACCGGCATCGCAAGAACCGCGTATTCCCCACGCGGATAAATTGTAGGTATACGTTGTCGTCGCATCATGTATAACCAGCTCTAGGAACACCGACTTAAACGTGCGGCTCGTTGTTTCGGGGATATAAATGGTCGTATCGGCGCTGTCGTTATACGACGTACCTTCAACCAGATATGTCGCTGCGGTGGATAGCATCGGGAGCATGTACTCTATCGTTTTCGTTCTATTCGCCGCCATGCCGTCCTCCTAATGTAAATATGAATTATAAACCGTTACCGGAGTTATAAACGAATCCCTAGTATCGTACAATGTCAGGCTCGAAAAACTCATAGAACTCGATGATGAAGAACTCAATGAACTCGATCTGCAGCTCGATGAACTTGACACACAGCTCGATGACGAGCTTGAAGATGATTTGCTCGATGACGATGAGCTGAAGCTCCGGCTCGATGACGAACTCGACACGCTGCGCGAGCTGCTTGAGGACATTGACCTCGACGATGAAGATGACGACGATCGACAGCTCGATGAACTGCTGCTTGACCGGCATGATGATGACGACGAGCTTCTGCAGGAGCTGGATGAGGAAGATGACCGGCAGGACGAACAGGAAGAGCTGCAACACGAGGACGACGAAGAACATGACGAGGAGCTCCTGCACGAGCTCGATGACGACGCGTACACGTCTGCGCTGAAATAATCTGTCGACAACGTCGCGACGACCGGCGTATGCCCGGATGCGACGAAATAATCTGTGCTTAAGGTGATGATCATACCGCCCTCTGACTCACCATGAATGACACCCACCCGCCAGCGTCGAAATAGTCCGCATACCCCACAGCTACGGATCCGGACAACGTAAACGGCACGTTCGCCCCTGCTGTCGAATTCGCCGCCAGCTGTACCCACAGGCCCGTGGTGTGGTTATACGCGCTTAAACTTACCGCTGATAACGACGGCGCCCGGGTAGATTTCCCCGTCCACGTAGCCTGAAACTCCGATACGGACGCGAACTTCTTCTTGAACAACTTAATCGCATACTGGTCTATCGCGTCCTGCGTTACGAACACGCTGTCCACTGCCGCCACATCGACATAATTCTGCGCCGTAAACGGCGTCGGCAGGTCCGCGTCTGTGGCAGGGATCGCCACAACGTCGTCCCGGCTGTAATTAACGGATCCGCTGTACGAACTCGATGAGCTGCTTGACGACCGGCAGGAGCTGGATGAGCTGCTCGAGGACCGGCAAGAGCTGGATGACGACGAAGAGCTCGACAGGTTCGTGCTCGACGAACTGCTGGATGACCGGCAGCTGGAAGACGAGCTTGAGCTCCGGCAGCTTGAGGATGAGCTCGACTTGCTCGATATTGAGCTCGAAGACGATGAGCAACTGGACGACGATGATCGGCAAGAAGAGCTCGATGAACTGCTGGAAGACCGGCAGCTGCTCGACGACGACCGGCAGCTGCTCGATGAACATGAGCTGCTCGATGACCGACAGGAGCTCGACGAGGATGACCGGCAGCTGCTTGATGACGAGCTCCGGCTGCTCGAAGACGACGACGTATAACTCCATGACGAACTCGACGATGAACAGCAGCTGCTTGATGACGACCGGCAACTGCTCGATGAACAACTGCTGCTTGATGATGACCGGCAGCTCGATGAACTCGATGACGACGTACTCGTGCCCGGGAACCCACCGTTGCCAAGATAATTCCAGATATAATGCGTCAACGTCTCCCCCGCGGCGCAGAACCCGCGGTCGTCATACGATGAGATATCTGATTTAATCTGCGCCTCGTTCGGGAACGGCCACAAACTCTCCCCCGTATCCACATTCCACCCCGACTCGCCCCAGAGCTTGCCAGACTGCCCAATCTTGTTGACCACCGTAGCGCCGATATCCCCGCCGTCTGACGCCTGCCCATCAAGTGATGATCCGCTCTCGATTCGCGGCAAGTACCGCAGCGAATTTGTCAACGGGTTAATCGTCGTCTTTGAATGCGAACCAAGAGTCCCGTTGAAATTTCTGTTTCCCGTGTTGTTGTAATAGCAGTTATAATCCTCATAAGCCCACGGGCCCGTGACTGCGTAGAATCCGGAATTCAAGTACACACCGTAAATAATTGAATTCTTTATCTGCCGGTTTGGCAGCGCCTCGTATGCCGTGATCCCCTCGCCGAGATCGCTGACACCAAAGGTGCAATGGTCAACCACCACAGGACCGCCCGTTGCATCATACCGGCAATAAAGAAGATATGCGGCATATCCCACTGTATAGCTGACCTTATGCACATCCCACGCGATGCAGTTCTTCAAGCTAACATCGACTATCGGCGTCCCCTCGAGCCAATACCCGGCCCCTTCGAAATCGAGAGCGATGCATCCTTCAAAATACGTATGTGAACACCCGTTCGGCGTAAAGAATCCCTTGATGCCATCATACGTCGTATCCGGCATCTCGTTGTTGTCCTCCCCATTTATCGCGATACAATTCTGGAACGCGACAGAATCTGTGTCATAATTTGCAAAACATGCCTGCGGTTCGGATGTGTTAGACCCATCCCACCGCACAAGACATCTTCGGAATACGTTATACTGCGCCGCACCGAACGTCCCGAACGGATACCGGCCGTACCCCCACGCGTAGCACTCCTCAAACAGATTGTACGTTCCCGTCGACAAGAAATGCGAAGTATTCCCTCCGGCGCCGTTGTTGCAACACCGGATGATCTTACAATGGTTCGTCGTCCCCGCGAGGTAAACCTTCGGCGATGATCCACCCATGAACCGGATCCCGCGGATCTCGACATACGATCGGTTCCATATCGCGCACGGATGCCGAGCGTTGTCTGCTGGGATATTGATCGTTACGCCGAAATCGGTCTCGGCGTAAATGCGCGTGTACTGGCTCGCTGTTCCGTTCTTGAGGTTTCCGTACTGCGATGAATAGAGCCCTCCGTCGATGAAATCCTGCGCGTTGGTGTACGTCCCGTTTTTGATATACAGCCGATCACCGCCACCCATTGCCGATACGCCAGACTGGATGTATTTCTTCGCCGTCGCCCATGACAACCCGTCTCCGGAATCGTTGGGGCGCGCTGCGTCAACGTAATATGCCGTTCCCGTCGCAGACTCTGGGTATGCCGAAGAGCTTGATGATGATCGGCATGAGCTCGATGACGATGATCGGCAGGAGCTGCTTGACGAACGGCAGGAGGAACTTGAGCTGCTTGAACGACATGAAGATGATGAACAAGAACTTGACGAAGAGGTAAAAGACCAGCTGCTGGAAGATGATGAGATACTCGATGAACTACTCGACCGGCAGGAAGAGCTTGAAGACGAACAACAAGATGAGCTTGAGCTGTATGACGGCTCCAGCCCCTGCAACCCGTAATTGAAAATATCTCCGATTTCTCCCGCGCTCAACACGCGATCGAAAAACGCAACCTGCGTAATCTTGCCATCGAGCGTCGCGGAACCATCATCAAGATTCCCAATGAATGTGTGTAAACCCGCGTTGTCCCACAGCCCCGATCCTTCTTCTCCGTGGTTCTTGGGATATAGAACAGAGTTTATATAAATTTTAATTCCGCTCGAACTCGTCGTCCCATCCCACGTCACCGCGAAATGTGTCCACGTGTTAATCGCAAGGTCGCTCCCCGGAGCAATATTTGCCAGAAGATACGTATCGCCCGGCACCTCGAAATACACGCGGTTGTTCGCAGGAGTCACCCCATCGTCACCCGAAAAATATAAACAAATACCTTCGCCATCAACTGACCTCGAGAATAATCTCCTATCTCTTGACTGTGCTGTTCCCAACAGCGTATCGAGCTTTGCCCAGCAGACAAACGTCAACGGTTCGCTTTCCGTCGCGATCTCCTGCGTTCCAAGATCAATCATGTCGACAACGTCTGACCCATCGAACTCAACGGATCCTACTGCTTCACCCTGCCCCGCGAAACTCGGTACATCCGCACTCCATGCCGGATGCCCGGATGACGCAAACGTTCCTTCGTTGCCGTTGTCCGAAACGTCCGCAACCGAGGTACCAGATCCCTCTGCGAATATGAATGCTGCATCACAGTCCGCGTCCTGCGTATAATCTGGAGTCGAGGTGCTCTCTGTGTATGTGCAGTACATCGACATCTTGTAACTATACAGCCCAGACCACCCAGATATCGGATCTGGCCACGCGCCGTATGTATACTGTACTTTTCCACGCTGGTTCGTCACCCCGGTGTCGTACATGAAAATGTACGGCTCATAACCCCATACACATAAATAATACTGCTGATCTGAAATCGTCGGATTCGTTGTAAGGTTGAAAGTCTTCCACCCGTCCCACGATGCTGTGAGCTGCCACTCCTCACTCTCGGCGATTTTATTCAAGCTCGCATCATAAATGGCACACTTGATATACGGCGTGTAGGCGCCCGATTGTTTCAGGTAAATGCTGATCGACTCCGCGACACCGGCGGCTCCATCGAACAAACATCCTTGAATATAATACCCCTGCGCTGTGTTCTCGTTCGCCCCTACCGTCGTATATCCGAATTGAGCCATGTTAACCTTTCTCCCACCATGCCTCGAGGATGGATTTATCTTTTGTTTCGTGATATCTCAGAATTTGATTATATTCGTCACCCATAAACCTTGGGTCAAAATACTTCGACTCGGGTGGTATCGCATGATATCTATATGCGTAATTGTGTTCTCCATGGATATGTCGAAATCCTATCGTCTTCCACCAGAACCCGTGCCCCGGAATATGCAGCTGTTCGTTATACCCCGGCTCAACGATAACCTGCTTCAACCCGAGATCCCGCACCGCAACCGCAAGCCGACCCTCGGTGTTCCCGAAATCCTGCGTCGATTTCTCGTATTCCTCAAATGGTACAACGTGGTCGACCATATGCTTGGCGATCCCGAAAAATGCTTGCGACCGCATGAGCAACCCCGCCGTCCCGATCTCGCGCTCGAGCGCCGGACCGGATGACATGATGTCCGCATCGCCGAGGGTCTCGATCATCATCGGGAACCCTTCCGGTTTCTCGATGATGCAATCACCGTTGATGCAGTACACATATTTGAAGTTTAGCCCGAACCCGGCCGCAATGCGCAGGAGCCACATGAACGGGTACGACACGCCACCCCACGTCTGATGATGCCCCATGAAGAAACTGTCAATCATGTCCATCTGATCCTTTGCCGGCATCAATCCATCCCAGTCGTACTTCGTCAAAGCCGGATCGAAATAATTGTCGTACGCCACCGCGATCCAGTAACCGAGATCCTTGTGCGTCCGCAGGGATCCTGTGAGGTAGCACCTCCCGGCCGGATGCGAAATCAATAGAACGAGAACATCCTTTTTGATCTTCGGCGCCCATGCGTCGTTTCCCAGATACCCGTCAAGCGCCTGATTAACCGACGCCAGCTGCTGCTCCCACTCTGCGTCCGGAACTTCCAGCCACCGCCCCCTGCGTATACGATCCTCTCTAGTGACTCCCATCGATGATCGGCTCCTTTCCGTAATGGTCGAGCTCGTAATACCGGCGCTCTGTGTCCGTATCCGAACCCCGATCCCACCACATCATTAAGTACCTCTTGTCTCCTGTCTGATAATACCGGCAGATTGTCCCCCGCCAGTCATCCCTGAAATAACACCAGTCCATCCACGGATCGAAATACTTCCCCGGCAACGGATCCAGCCGGTTGTTTTCCCTGTACTCCTGCTCCGCATACAGATTTCGGAACCCGATAACGTCGCGCCACGTCGAAGGCAGACCGCGCGTACAATAGTAATCCGTCGACCCGTCCGGCAGAATAGGCTGCACCGGAGCAAACGTCTCCTTGAGCTTGAGCACGTTAACCGCGTCGCGCAGCATGCACTCCGGCGACTGTGCTCCAATGATCGTGAACTGGTTGCGGCTCGACATGTAGTCCATGATCTTGTTGAACGCCTCGATCTTGTACAAGACACACGCCGTATGTATCGTGCGCCCGGGCTCGCTCTGACCCGACATGAAATCACCGTCACCGAGGATCCGCTTCAACTCCTCGAACCCTTCCGGTTTCTCGCAGACACAATCCCCGTTCGTCGCGTAGACGTATTTAATGTTCGGAAATCCGTTGACGATCGCCTGCGCGTACTTCGTATTCCAGAACCACCCCGTGCGCTTGTCAGCGTCATACGTTTTGTGCTTGATGACCACGCTGTGCGCCAACAAGTGATGTATCGGCCGCGGCATGAGCCTCAACGAGTGTTCCGGATCATCGATGTTCTGCCAGACGTAGAACGGATTGTCATACGCGAGGATGACGTAGAACCCTGTCCTACGGTACGCCGAAAGCGTCGCCTTCAACCACCCCAGCTGACCTGACCAGCTCGTCACGATGATTGCCGTATCTGTCTGAAACGGTTTATCGTTCTGATTGAAATAAATATCCGGCCAGCTGTACCCACCGGCACGATTCTCTGCGCAACTCGCCATCCGTGAGAAGTCGTACTTCTCTACCCCTGACAAGTGCGCATCAAGGTCTCGCAGTTCTTTGTTCATCTTTTCCTCACAATTGTCAGCCCGACCCCCATCGCTGCGCCCTTGACCAGCGTAAGAGTGTCAAAAGCCGGATCAGCCTCCAACTCCTGCCGAAATCGGTACACATCGCCGCAGTGATTTTCATCGATAAACTCCTCATAATTAGGCGGGTACGTGTCGTGCAACAAAATATACCCGTCTTTAACCAGATGCCGCAGCGTGTTGTAAAAATCTTTTTTCACTTGATCATACGAATGCCACCCGTCGATGAACGCCAGCGCTATCGGCGAAATGGGTATATTCGCGAACATGTTGTCCGACGAATCCATGACGAACACTCCTAACCTCTCCTCGAGATACCCCTGGACCGTGCGAGGGTTGATGATCTTCGAATGCTCAATGTCGCAATAATAAATCTTGCGGCTGTGCTTACGCGCCAGCTGCGACAGATAAATCGAACTCTCCCCGACCCCGATCTCGAGGATGTCGCCCTGTGTACAGCTCAACACGTAATCGCCGAACACGCCCAGAAACCCCATGCGATGCCACGAATCGTTGACAGAGAACGGCATGTCCGGATGGATCCACTTCGCGATGAAATCGTATGTGTCCTTCGAAGGTTTATGCATTAGTCAATCCACCACTTTCTCATGGCTGCCAACATCGACGGAAACTGCAAGTACACTCCGTAAATGTAGCACCTGTTCAACGTCTCGTTTCGCGCGATCTCGTCGCGGATAGACGGCATACCGTATCTGACCATCCACTCAACGTTGTCCCTCTCCATGCTGCCGCCCTCGAACAGCAACATCCCTTTGTCCGCCATCTTCGGATGCCAGACCTCCATAACCCGCCGCAGTGTTTCCCCCGTATTGCTGATATCGACATGCAGGAACTCGATGGATTTATTCGCGTAAATATCCGCCACCTTCCACGCATCACCTTTAATCACCTGCGCGTAGTCAGACAATCCGAATTCCGCGATCATCTTCTCAACCTCTGCCTGCGACCCATGCTTGAACTGGTAATCGTCAAACAAGTCGTATGCATCGACTTTGCTGTACTGCCCATACAACTCGTGCAGCTCTTTGAGTCCCTGTGCGATGTTGAGTGTGCTGTACCCATCCAACACGCCCAGCTCGACGATATGCCTGTTCGGCCGCGTACCGAGCACATACGTCCTGATCAACTCGCCGAGGTTGTTTTGCGCGTATGAACTCCTCATGACAGCACCTCATCAATCCACCTCTGCGGTACGAATTCATCGATTGCCCGGGCGCGCGCGGCCATGCCTTTATACTCAAGTTCAGTCATGTCTACGTTCAACAGGACCTTGACCATCTCGTCCTTTGAACCGCATATCCACCCGCAATCCGACGTCACGCGATCCGGAGCGCCGCCCCAGTTATCCGCCACAACCGGCAGCCCGGCCGCCATCGCTTCAAGGATCACCCGCGGGCCCATGTCCATGTACCCATCCGGTAACGAATACCAGAAAATGTTGCCCATCGCGAGGAACTGTGCGATCACCTCCGGTTTATCCGTCCGCGGATGCTTGGTGAACCGATTCCGCGACTGCACGAAACTCGGCCCGGGGAGCATGTCGATCGTGGCCCCGGCCCTGTGCAGGACCGTGTCAATCTCATCGGCTATCGATGATGCAAACTTTGTGTCCCCCTGTGACGAGTGCCGCACAATATGCAACATCCCGTCATATTTCGGCTGCACCGCAAGAAAGGCCTCCAACTCCGTGCAAGGCGGCAGGACCTTCGTCCTGACCCCCGGAAGGATTTTGAGCAGCTCCTGCTCCTGTGAACTGTTCAGGAACATGTACTTGTCCCACCCCTGCGTCCACGGAATCGATCCGACGCTTCCCCTGCGGTAATTCAGCATCATGACCTTGCGCTCGGCACCCAGCCCGGAGAATATGTCCGCCACCTCCGGCTTACCGAACTCCCAGACGTAATCGTCCGCGTACACGAACAGAACGTCACACGCCTCGCGCACGGTGTCGTAGGTCTCGGTCACCCTGATCTCTGGATGCTGCCGCAGGAATTCACCGTATTCCCGGGAAGCAACTTTGTTGCGGAAAGGAATAAACTCAACCCTATGTCCCGCAGCGGTTAAGAACTTCATAATCGTAGTTACTGACCGCGCGCACCCGCCCCACCCACGCGCCGTGGACACGATTTTGACGGATTTGCCCCCTGCGGGCCTCGTGGTGCCACGATCGTCTGCGCATGTCCCTTGACCCGATTCCCCCTCCGTTTGACGTTTTTCCACGGAACAAACCCCAGTAATCGGCTCTGTTTTAACCGCCCCGCCATCCCGAATCCATAGATGACACCGGCTGCCGCCTTTTCCAGGCCCGGAGAACTTGCCATGCAGATACTTCTCCTGCCACAGTTTCTCCCACTCCCGGCCCGCGTCATGTACCAGAACCACCGGAGCGTGCTCCGCCGCGATGCGCGTAGATGCCTCTCGGCTGCGGCCACCAGCGGGACCATCAACAAAAACCATGTCGTACCGCTTGTCCCCAAGGTCGAGATTGACCCCGTCCCATAGATTGATGTTCGATTTTGGATTGATCGCGCGGATCCGGTCGACCCATCCCGGCATTGTCTCGTACGTTTCAACATCGATTCCGAGGTCAGTCATGAGCAGCGTTGACAGCCCTGTGCCGAACTCAAGGACCCTGCGCACACCGTGATCCCGGATGACCTGTTGCATGAACTCCCAGTCCGGCTCCGTGATACACCCGCCGCCGAACGTCATGCCGTACTTTGCAACATCTACTGAAGGCACCTTAGGAATCGCAACCGGAGCCTTCACAATGTTCTTCAATTTCGGCTTCGCGCAAGGCACACCTTTCTTCAATCTCCCCCCCCGATAATACATCTCGAGCGCGCGGGTAAGGTCGGCAGGAGTGATGAGGTCTACACACCGCGGAGTCTTCTCCTTGCCATCAACAAGGTCCGTACACGTATCGATCGCACAATGCCAGCACGCAGTCGTCGCAGCGCAGGGCAGACATCCATCGGTCGCGAGGTATCGGTGCCCCGGATACTGCGTAAAACTTACCGGTTCGCGCGCCCCCGCCACCACAATCGCCGGTTTATACAGCGCACCCGACATGTGCATGTGGAACGAAACCAGCCCGATCGATCCTTCTGCGTTCAGGAATAGCTTGATGAGATCGCGCACACCAGTGTTGCGATCCTCGGTCTTGCCGATGTAGTCCACCACGTTCGGCCCCTGCAGCCGCGGATGCTGATCCCCCGCACTCCCGAGCTGGTAGAACAGCGTGTCCGGATTCATCGAGACAAACTCCTGCCACCGCTCGAAGGGGTACATCTTACACCCCCACCCTTTCTCCCCGCCAACGATGATAATCCAGTACGGATCCTTCGTAATCCTCGGCGCATTGTACTCCTCGTCCGTCAACCACAGGTCCCCGCGCGACTCACCCTGCGGAATGTGGATATTGAGCGCCTGCTCAATTGACACGCGGAACGCGTTCGCGAAATGCCAGTCAATACGGTTGCTCGAATTCGTGAGCTTACCCGGCCCGATCTTGACGGTGTTCTCCTCTGTCGCCTGCAGCGTTCTGTCCAGATATGGATTATTGTCCCACAGATGCATCGCAGTCGAAACCACGTTGACGCGCGCATCCGGATACGCAGCCTTGAAATCGCGTATCGCGCAGGTGAACATGATCATGTCGCCAATGCGCTGCCGATTATGAAACACGAACTCCTTGCGGCTCAACACATCTACCTTCTGCGCATCGAGCTTGCACTCCTGCCGGGTAATGTCGATGAACTCTTCCATCATTTTCTTATTATCGATGTCGCCGTGGATATGGATATGATCGTCGAGTGCAGACTTGACTGCGAGCAGGTGCCCGCAAGGAACTTTCTCTTTATTGAGGTGGGGAATTTCTACGTTGCAGACCGGACATTTCATAGATCACGGCTCTCCTTTCCAATATCAACATGACATTTCTTACAAAGTGTCACTCCATTATTAATGTCCCAAATTTCGGCACACAAAAGAGCCTCCTGTATAGATGAAATACAGTTGTCTGTAATTATTTTGCTGAGAGGTTTAATGTGATGGGCTTCTATAATCTCGCCGCGCTTATAACAAGATTGACAGGTAAAATCATCACGCGTAAAATCATCACGCGTAAAAACATCAGATCGCCATTGCCTATATTCGAAAAGTTTTCGAATATGATTCCTAAAGGGAGTAATCCCTCCTTCCCAATTCGGTCTATTTTCTTTTGGTGTTTTGAGAAATCTTTCCCTTTGTGCTCTGCTCATTTTAATTTTCTGCGCAGCAGATATTAACCTCCCCTTTTGGGCAATGCTCATGTTCTTCTTAGCCTGATCAGAATGTTTATACCCAACCAATAAAGATGTCCTGCCCTTTAATGAAATTCTTATTTTTCTTTTTGTCTCATCTGATACCTCGTGCCCCATTAAGGTATCCCTTATTTTGTTTCTATGATTTTCTGATTTCGGTAAACATCTTTTATCAATTTTCACCATCCACCTCGAATTACATCGCAAATGAATTCGATGTCTTCCTCGGAGGTATGCATGCCGAGCGGTAAGGACAGATATTTATGCTCCACGCTATCCATCACCGGCAGATCGGATTGTCTGCCTCCGAATATGCTGTAAACGTCATTACGAACCTGTACCACGTTGCACTCGATGCCCATGTTAAACATCTTCTTGGCGAAATCGTCGCGGCGCTCAACAATGAACGTCGCTAACCAGCAGGTATTCACAACTCCATCGACGATGCGGATCCCATCCATCCCCGCAACCATCCGCTTGTAAATGTTGAAACATTTCCTCCTGTGATCCAACACCTCGCCGTAATGCTTAAGACCCGCAATCCCCATGGCGGCCGCGATGTCGTTCATGTGTTTCTTTGTCCCCGGGACCTCGATATCGAAGCACATCATGCGCGTCCGGTACGAAGCCCACGTGTCCTCAATGCCCCTCTCGCGATCGATACCGAACCACCGCAGAAGCTTCGCCTCCTTGCATGTCTCTTCTGTCGGGCATATCAGCATTCCACCGTCGCCTGTCGTGATATGCTTAATCGCCTGAAACGAGCAGCAGGTATAATCCCCTCGAAATATCCCCAGCGCCTGACACGCGTCTGATACGACCGGCACGTGTACGCGCCCAATATTGGCATCCACCCCGCCCAAGTGTACTTGGACTATCGCCCGGGTTTTTTCAGTAATGTGGGAGCGAACGGAAACGGGGCAGATGCATAATGTCTTTTCATCGATATCGGCCCATACAATCTTGACTCCGCGGCGCAACAGCGGCAAATTTGTAGCCGCGCACGTAAGCGGCGTAGTGATAACCTCATCCCCGGGCCCGAGGTCTAAGAGCTCATACGCCAGCTCCAGCGCCGCCGTCCCCGAATTGGTAGATACCGGATAATCAACCGCAAACTCCGCAGCGAAATCGCGTTCGAACTTTTCAACCATCGCACCTTGCGCGATTTGTCCAGAATACAAGACCTTCGAAACCTCTTCGAAAGCCTCATCCGGTATGTAGGGTTTAAAGAGTTTAATCATGTCACCACTCCAGCCACTTCGGGTTGTCGAGATACCACCGGATAGTCTTGGTAAGACTCTCCTCGAAATTCTTCGGGATGCTCCATCCTATGCGCGCGAGTTTAGATCCGTCAAGCGCGTACCTCAAGTCATGCCCCGGGCGCGAGGAATGGAAATCCACCATCTCAAAATTAAGCTCCTTCCCCATCACGCGAGCGATAAACCGCGCCATGTCGAGGTTGTCAACCTCGCGCTCTCCGGTGATATTGTATTTATCGCGCATGTCGCCGGTATGCCCTAATATGAACAGAATCGCCGACGCGATGTTCCGGCAGTGAATGTAGAATCGCGACCCTGCCCGCGTCTTCGTAGGATCCGAATGAATGGATATCGTCTCGCCGCCGAGCACCTTCTTGATGATCATCGGGATGAACTTCTCTGGATGCTGCCTCTCCCCAAACGCGTTCATAGTATGCGTAATCGCCATGGGGATCCGGTAGGTGTTTGCATACGCAAGGCACAGCTCCTCGCCCCCGGCCTTGGTGGCTGAGTACGGATTCGTTGAATTGTACCGATCCCACTCCTTGAACGCCTCTCCGGTCGCTGCCGGACCGAACACCTCATCTGTGCTGAAATAAACGAACTTATTAATCCCCACCTTGCGCGCGTACTCGAGGACCCGCATCGTCCCCACCACGTTCGCCATGACGAACGACTCCGGATCCGCTATTGAATTATCAACATGCGTCTCCGCACCCATGTGCAGAATGTAGTCTACCTCACCGATCTCTTTGATAATCCCAACAGAAAACGGCTGCGTGAAATCTAACGGGAATATACGCACCCGAGGATGTGGATATCCTATTGCATCACGCAGCCGGTCGAAACCATTTGCAGCGTAGCTGAGTCTGTCGAGGCCCACGATCTCCCAGTCCGTGTTGATTAGGAGATGTTCAACGACATGGTGACCGATGAACCCGCATGCGCCCGTGATGAGTATTCGCATTATGCGAGCGCCAACATGATAACGCGACAGTACCCCGACGCGTACATCTCATTATTAATTCCAGCCGCCACATACGACAATGATGATCCATGCCCGGCCTGAATCGTGATGGTGTTCGCTGCCAAAGCTGAAACATACATACCCGCTCCGTTCGTCGTTGTTGAAATCCAGACCCGATGTGAATTGAAACACCACCCCGATCCGTCAGCGTTTTCAGCAACCCAGATATCCGCGAGCACCTTCGTTGTCCCGAGCCCGTGTGTTTTGATATACGAATTCGGAGCAGAAACCGCGAACCACCCTGAATCATACGTGTTCAGTCGCGCGGCCGGTAACGTCCCTGATGTCAACAGAGAAGCGTTCGTGGTTTTGTTATCGTCAACGTACTTCTTCGTCGCCCCCTGATAATCCGTTGTCGGCGTGGGAAGTATCGGTGCCGCGGTGAAAGTCTTGATCCCAGTGATCGTCTGCGCCCGGGTAAGATCCAAAAATGCTTCTGCCCAATATACCGGACTCGACGATGGCGTCTGCGCGAGGTTATCATCCTGCAGCGATTTATAAATAATGCCGCCGTAATTCACCAAACTCCCCGTGTAATACGTCGTCGCTGTATCCCACTCCGCAATCCCTTGCTGCAAAATATAGCACAGCTGGTAATACACCAGATGGAACAACGAGTTCATATCCTCGAGCGCCGGACGGTTGTTTGCAAGCGTCGCAGCGGCCCACCCAGTCAAAAACGCTGCCAGCGATTGTATCGTTGTCGGATCCTTGGTATAATTAGCCGCTCCTGCCGCCAGCGAACCGAACTGACCGAAATCTCCTGAAGGACCGTTTGCCCCGAATAACTTCTGATTTACCCTCGTCAATTTTGCCATCTAGCGCTCCTTTTAGTTATAAACTACGTTAACTCTGACACCCATGGGTTTTGGAATTATGTGCAGGAATACCGCCGCAGCTATTGCATTCGCATACTGCGATTTGACGCGGTACGTCATCTGCATGAGCCCCGAGAACGCATACCGGTACATATTGCCAGTAAACGGAGAATCAGAATACCGCCCCCACCCCGTGCTGGCCGGTGACCCAGAATACCTCGTGAAATTCCAATATGTGAACCCGCTCGTATCAATCCCCAGCGGCGACTCCGCAATATCGATATCGTTTCCGAACTTCGCATATATTGCGTCCTTGAGGTGCTTGAAGCTCGAGTATTTATTGTTGAATATGATCTTGAGATAAATCATAGTCCTCATCTCGAAATCAGTCAACGTGTAAATCGCGTAGTTATTGTACCGATAGAATAGCTCCTCTTCCGGCTGCGCATTGTACCGTCCGAACCCCACCGACGCCTCGCTTGTCAGATATCGCGTGAAGCTGAAATACTCATGCGCGAGATCCAAACCATATACATTGCGCGGTACACCCACGATGCGGCCCAGAACATCCAGCTGCGCGCCCTGCGCCGTATCGAGGTCAAAGCAGGTTCGCTCTGCCTCTACCAGCCCGTTGCATGCGGCCTGATTCGTTAACAGCCGAATCGTTGCCCTCGCTTTTGGCTTTATCCGATACTGAACAATCAGCAACCCCGCGTAGTAATCAAGGATTTCTTTAAGTGTCATATTATCCCGCCGATGAAGAGCTGCTTGACCGGCAGCTGGAACTCGATGATCTGCAGCTGCTTGATGACGAGCTCGAACTCCGTGAGCTCGATGACCTGCAGCTCGAGGATGAACTCTCTCCTGTCGATATGACCGATATATTCTCGGCCAGAATGACAAACTTGTTCTGCCGGTATGACGGTGTCACGGTGTTCGCATACGCCCCGCCAGCAATCTTGACTCCCGCATATGTTACCAGCAGATCCGGATTGATATCGTGTACCAAAGCAACAATGCTCGTGATATCCGCGGTATCGTATATCCCCAGCGCGTAATGCTCCGCCAGCGCTGCCGTTAACGCGGCCTCATCGATAGCCGCACCCGACAGCGATTCGACATCGATGCGGATGAAAAGATACTCGTAATCCGCGCGGTCGAAGTACACCGTAAACGTCGAACCGTCCACCTGCGTGACGTCAACCACCTCGGAACCCTTCATGCCGCATCCAGCATTGCGGTATTTGTAAATCATTCCTGCGACATCTGCGTCAGAACCCCCGTCAACGATGACCCATATCGAATGTCCCGGTACCCCGTTTGTATCGACTGTTGATTCGTTGTTTTCAAGAACCACCGCCTCCGCAAGTCCCTCGATCGACGTCAATCCTGCCTGCAGACTCTCAAGGAATCCATGCGCCGGAAGAGCCGTAGACGCCTGCCTCCTTAACCGCAGGACCGCATCAGTTTCCTGATCCTGCCCGATCTGATAAGGTATCGTCGCGTTATTGACACTTAACACGCCAAGTACGCGATCCACCATGGTCGTGAGCGTATTCGCCAATATCTGGATGAATCCTACCTCAACAGCCCGGAAGTTGAGATAATTCACTCCCTCGATCAGTGAAGTCGACGCGATAAGCTGAAACTTATTTCCGATGTTGTCCGATATGGTAAACGGTGTCGAGGTGTCCTGACCGTTGAGATTCAACGCCCGGTCAGTCGTCACCGTGACCGCAACCTCAGTGTATGTCCCCCCTTGCCGGTATATCCCGCACAGCTGACACACCCCATCCAGCGCCACGCCAACCGCCTGATCGGGATCCTTGGAATTATAGTCTTGAACAATAAGGTCGAGGATATCCGCCTTCGACAATGCAAAAATGTTGATCATCTGCCCATCTGGCGTGTTCGACTCGATGTTGATATCGTCTCCATAAATCTGCTTGAACCCAGGTGCATCTGCCGTACCGTCAATTATATCTGACAGAATTTCTGCCAGCGTCTGTACCTGTATTCCGAACCCATCAATCTGATTAGGCATGTGGCATAACCTCCAACGCCTGCGAGAACTGCGTCGTGTAAATGGTATCTATGTTATACGTGAGATAAATCCTTCTCCCCGAAACCGACGACGATATGCTATTGACGCGCACGACACCGAACGACTGCAATATGACGCCTCTGCAGCTTAATATAATCTCCTGCTCTGTGGATTTCGTCCCCAGCAGCCGGAACCAATCAATCCCGGCATCCATGTCGAAGAAGCAGTCCCTAAAAAACGAAAGCAACCGCGTGTTAATATCCTGCACGATTGCCTTTTGTTCTGTCAAATAATTATTCTTCCCGATACCAAACGTCCAGTCGTGATCAACATCCAACGCGCGCGTTATCATTTTACCATCACCACTCTCGTCAACGGTGTCGGCGGCCGCGAGAGCGTCAACCTTCGCTCCTCAATCGTAACAACGTCACCAACCTTCTCCGTTACAACCCACACCCTGCGGATATCCTCGGTACTGTACGGTACCGCACTATCCGTCGGCAGCTCGATTGTAAACTCTTCTCCGCGCACCAGAACATCTGTCGTCGCACTGAAATCCGCGCTCAATATCCCTGCCGCACTAACAACCGGCGCCCCAATTAACACTTTGCTCGGGCTGTTGATAATAATCTGACCTGCATCGTCAATCGTAATGTACCCTTGCCCGAAAAACATCTTGAGCCGCTCGCCGTCATACTCTATCGGATCCCTCTTTGACCGAATCCCAACAATGGCGATACCATCCGATAAGTCATGCACACGCGTCGTATTCGGCGTCATCGGCTCACCCGTCTCGAACCAATTGTCCATGTCTCTGTCGCAGAACAGCACGAGGCACGTGTCCCCGGGACCGATGGGATACGACACATACGCCCCGCCGCCATTCATGACCACAACCGGACAATTAATGAGCATGGGATAATCCAGAATAACCTGCGGCTCGGTGTTGACCTTGCGTTTGAAATTTATAGATATGTCCGCCTTCTGCGTTTCGGGATAAAACTTTTCAACCGTCCCGATTGATATGCAATTCATCTGCGCGAGGATCTCATCCTTGCGCCGGTTTAAATATTCCCGCAGATCAGGTATCTCGGCCCTGTTTCTCATATGGTCTGATAACTCCCCAAGAGGATGCTCACGATTGTCCGGCACTTTCCCGACACCGCATCCGATATGACTCCCTGATGCGCGATCCCCGTGACCTTGTATTCCCCGTTGAACCGCGACTGCGATGTGCTGTTTATAACCACCTTTTGCCCAACACCCAATCTCGGTTCGAACAATAGCTCCGCTTTCAACTGCGTCTCATACCTGCGCGGAGTCCCGAGCATGATGTCCGACGTAAGCTCTTCAATCCCCCCCGCGACACAATCCCCATCCTCGAGGCAAAACAGGCTCCCATTATCAATGAAGCAATGGCTCTCCGTCTGCTTGCGTAACTCTTCCCATGTGTTCCCGATAACCGCGCGCCCGCGAGGATGCTCCCCCTCGAATGCGCTTATTGCTCCTACGGGGAGCTGTGTACCGTTATATTTAAGGTCCTTCGCCAACCGCTCAATGACATATTTACGTGTACAGTTCGGCTGATCGGATGTGTTGAAATTCGAATAGCAATTCGTCATCACATGGCTGAAATCAAACGCATCGATCTCCGTGATGAAATTGACAGACCCCTCTTCTCTGTACGATTGTACACTTTTGAGGTTACCGTTGAATATGATCGGAAGCACCGGCTCCGTCGCGTACCCCGCGCGCAACACGATTGACCGAAAAACCGACGGTTTGATGTAGTCCTTGAATATCGCGTCGCGCGTCTCTTGGCTCAAGTTGTATATGCGGAATTTCCCATCATTCGCCGACGTGAGGTCATTGCGCGTAATCGAGAACTCGAGCGTCAACAAATAAGGGTTGTCGCTGATAATGTGTATCAACCCGTCTGCCCCTTCAATCTCGAGGCTGTATTTTCTTATCCACTTATCGCTCATCGAACCCCGGAAGTATTTGCGTCTCAACTGACGCAACATCTTCTGCGTTTAATAAAAAGAACTTCGCCCGACCCTCCGAAAAATCGTTGATGAATACCGGCTCATACCCATCTGACGTCGTACACGCGACCCCCCACGTAATGATATCACGAAACGCGCGCAGCAAATTCGGACTCGCTACCATGCGCCTGTTGTAGACCGTCAATCCGCCGCCGGACAATGAATAAAACCACCCGGCCTGATTTTCCTTATACACAAGCGTCATCGCGATCTTCGTGCCGTCTTCGAGCATGAGAGTCAACGACTGATTTGGCTGATCGGTAATGGATTCAATGAGCCGCATCAGAATGTCCCCCCCGCCCCGCCATTCGGGTTGCGCGCCCCGCCACCGAACTTGAACGTGTCTGCATTAAACCCACCGGCAATCGCCTCACCAATATCGCGTCCAGCAGCAACTCCATTATTCTGCGCTTTTGATACCATATCCGCTGCGCGGCCAAGGGAAACCTTTTGCGCCGTTACAGTATTCGTTGTTCTGATCATTTTGAAGGTAACCGAGAAGTCGCTGACGAATCTCGTGTCTCCGTGCTGAATCGCCCGTAAGCTCTCAATCGCCATGTTCTCCATCAATCCGAACGGAGTTTCAACGCTGCATAACGTCCGCGCCTGCCACATGTCATAAAAGTATTTATACGCGTTCTGCTGTTTCGTTGCGGTCGTGCTCTTCGAGAAGAACATGTCGTAAATGTTGCGCGCTTGGTTAACTACCTGCCCAACCTTCGCCGCCTTCGCCGCAATCTTCGCATACTCCTGTGTCGCCTGTGCCGAGAACTCCGGCAGGAACCCCCCTATCGACGCGAGGCTCTGTATCCCCGTCAACACACCCAAAAACGTATTCGGGAATATATCCGTCAACTCTCCCACGAACCCGCGCAATACGAACCTCTCCGGCCGCCGAGCTATGTGATCCTGAATAGCATAATTGTTCTCGACGTAATGGTCAGTAATCTCGGAATCCAGATACATCGACTCTTCATCGACTATATCAAACACGAACCCGTTGATACCCGTAGATCCGCGCCCACCCATGGGCCTGACGATATACTTGTCGACCGTAGTCTTGACAAGGTTGACTGCGTTCGTTATCGGATTCCGGCTTCCGCTCTTATTTATGGTATCCATTAATTATCCCCAAGAGGTGATTGTGAATCAGCATCGCCTACCGCCTGCCGCAATGTTTCCTTCGTCTTGCGTGCGGCCTCTTCTGGATCGTTAGAGAAAATCTTGAAATTGAATGTGTTCGTCGTATTCTTGTTTCCGCCACCCAACAACCCAAGCGCCGGTATCCCAAGCCCGCCGAGAGGATTGAACATTCCACCCGGGCTCATTGGCTTGAGCGGATTTATAGCGTCGCCTGCTTTTTTGATAGCATCGGCAACACGCTCCCAGTTATCAGCGATCAATCCAACCGCGAGTACAATCGCGCTCAACATCACGGCCCACGGCGCCAATGCTCCCGTTGCCATGAGTATCCACGTTGCCACTGCGATAATAATCGGCAGCAAAATCTGATGCGCGCGTATTGCCTCCGTCACCGCCTGCCCGATCTTCATCCATCCACTGACTATCGGTATCAGGAACCGACTGATATCCACCATCAACATCTTGAACGTAACACCGAGCCGCGTCATTATCTTGTGATACTGCATGAGCGCTTCGGTCTGCTCGCGCGTAACGTAAACTTGATTTTTCCACTCCTCGCTGTCGAGCTTATCCAACACCATGAGCATCGAGCTGCTCAATCCCATCTGCTCGACAACCATCCTCCGGTATTCCGGCGCGAGGTTTTTGAGCGCGCGGCCGGTTTTCTCGAGCAGCTCAAACGGATCCTCTTCTCCCGTTATCCCCGCGCCAATCTGATTGAGTATCGCAAACGGAGCCAATAGGGAAGTGTCCGTCCCCATCTTGAGTCCTGCCAGATGGCTCTGCAGCGTGCGCAGTGACTGTTCAACCTCTCCACTCTTGACGCCCATCTCCTCGGCAAAATACGACCACTGCTGCATCTTCTTCGTTGACAACCCCGTCTCTGCTCCGAACGCGTGTACGCCGAGGGCCGTCTCATGTGCCACGTCCATGATGCGCCAGATAGTGTCGTACATGCCCTTGATCCCGAGCGTCGACATCACGGACTGCATGTTGAGCTCTCCAACGGCCGATATGAAATCCTTGAGCTTTGTCTGATCCGCCCTGAACCCAAGTTGTACGAACATCTCTCCGATTTTCATTTCTTATTCATCTCCCAGAACGCGCGCTCGTACTCTTTTAGGAATATCTCATAATGCACCGCCGCCATCACCAAGTCCGTCCGCATCTTGAGAACCTCATCCGGTCTCCCATATCCTGCCTTCGATAACCTCAACGCAACCATGATCGCTTCATCCTCTTCTATTTTGACTTTTGGCTCGTTGTAGTCTTTCCCACCAACGCCGGAAACATAGAAGCGAGATTTTTCAAAAAAGGGGCGAGGTTAAACCATAGCACCTCCTTGGCTACTATCAGGTAATCTCCCCTCGCCCGCTCGTCTTCGAACGTATCGCGATTGATCTTGATACCGTTATACGTCGCGCGCTCCATACACAGCCACAATATCTCCTCAACGGCATCCGAGGATACCAGCCGCGCGGCCATGTTCTTGATCGTGTTTACGGCCTCGTCGCCGATATCCTCGAATATATCTTTGAAGCTCTTTCCCCGGACACCGAACTCCACGTTGACCATCTCAATCTCGCGCACGACGGCCTTCAACAACCGGTGTCCCACCTCAAACGGCGATAAAGTAACCTCCAGCGTCGCCCCGCTATCAAGGGTCTTCTTCATCCTATCCTCCTATGGCCCGCGGCGCGTTAGAGAATATAAGCGAATAAATCGCCACTGCCTGCTCGACATCGCCTTCGGCGTTCTCTTTCACCTCGGTCTGTTTCTTGAATGTCCCACCGGACATGATATACGTGTCCGTGGTAATCCCACCTGCTCCGTCTCCGATATTCTTTGTGAATTCGCCTTGCATCAGCGTGAACGCTGCCGGATCATTCTTGAGCAGCGCGAGCAGATTGTTCAGGAACTTGTCGTCAGCGCTGCCGCGCAAGATGCGCAATGCGACTTCACACACGTTCCCGTCATACTTGAACGCGTATATCGAATTTCCACCCTTCCCCGTCTTGACAACAGATATGTCGTTCGGGAAAGTCAGGACCGCACAATCCCCATCCGCGAAATCGTTGAGGATCCTGCCGTTTATCTTGATGGTATCTTTCCCCGTTAAACTGGTAGTCATGTCCCCTCCCTTATTGGTTGATATTCACGAGCACGTTGCTCGAATGGATAGCCCCTGCCTCTTTTACGGCTATCTGGATGAGGGGCGCCTTACGATCCGCTCGGTCAGCCGCTGACTGCAAGTTGACCGGCTGGCTGTAGATATAATATCCCCTCTCGAGGATGTTGTTGTTCATCTCGTCCTGTTTCCCGAACCACTCCGGCGACGTCCACTGTCCCGGCGCTACATAAGCGTTATTGACCGCGGCCTCGCACACCTGCCGGTACGCGTTCTTGAGCAGGCTCATGCCCGGCTCGGTCTGCGGAATCTTGTTCGATACCCGCGCCAGAGCGTTGAACCCCGCGACCTTCAAGTCGCTGACGAACCAGACAAGATTGAACACCTCATCGAAATACCTGTTCGCCCCGTTCGACACGACCGCCGGAACGCCAGCGTAGCTGACGTACCCGTCGACGCCTGCTTCCTCCATGGCCGCCCATACGTTCTGCGAAACGCCGTCGTCCGGCGTGATCGTGGCCAACTGTTTGAGGTTCATGGTAATGCAGGTATTCGACCCATCGAAATTGACCGACATGCTTCTCCCCGCATACGCCGCAGCGAAGAGCCGGGCATCGAGCGCGCTCGTGGAATAATACAGACACCGGGTGCGTGAGCAGATCGCGTCTTTGATATTTGTGAATACCCCCGCGATATCCCCGGCGGTATTTGACGGAAGGAACAGGATCTTGTTCCCATACGCCTGCACGGCGTCTGCGAGATCTTCCCACGTTGCATTCGACCCGTAAGACGTCGAAATGATGCCGCAGTAGAAGATCATGTCTTTCGTCCGCGCGATCGCTTCCTCGAGAGTCTCTCCTCCCGAGAACGGAAAAATGATCAGATTTCCTCCGCCTGCGAGGATATTCGGGTTCTGGCTGAACAACGCCACCGCCTGATCATACGTCTCCGTCCCCGTTCCGAAATCGTCACCCACGGCCGCAGCAGAAACGTAAACACGATAATCATCACCGTCGGGATTCGACAAAAACGCATCTGACGTGAACAACGCAACGTTGTTGACGTTATACTCCCCTAACCCGATCGGGGACTCGGTCACCGAGATATTAATTACGTTCGTAAGCTCTAACATGCGTTCCTCCTTTTATGCTGCACTCGAACTGCTTGATAACGGCTGATCGAATTCCTCTGTCATTAACGGCAGCCCATCATTAACACTGACCTTCGTTGAAAATGCATCAAAGAAATCTACCTTCGTAACTTTATGAATCCACGTGTGCAACACCACCGGAATGTCGTATCGATACAACATCGCCGCACCCTCGAGCGCTGTCATGTCTTCAACCGGCGCATTACGGAATATTTTAAAGCTGTGCTTCTCCTGCATCTGCTGCGCGTAGTGTGACGACAATGCCATCACGACTTCTTCCTTACGTTGCAGCGCCTCGAGGTTCTGTGAGAACACGCCGATCGTTATCGGGTCGTACTGGTTCAAATCCTGAATCTCCTCATAATCCCCACTCGCCGGGTTTATCTCATACCGCGCGCGGCTGCTAATGGTGCGCGCAGGTAAACAATCTATGACAATGAACAAATGTTCATCCGGCGGAATCTTGAATTTCTGCCTCGCGATGTTGACGCGCTCTTCATCGAGATCCATTGCATGTATGAGTATCTGTCGAATGACCTCGAATATCGTACCCGCATGATGATCAACTGCAATGCTCATTCCTCAACCCTCGTGACGTAATCTTCTATCGCATGGTACTCGTTAAACCCGTACTCGCCATACCCGAGCACCTCCATGATCCGCATCCGGACGTTATGGATGATAATGAGGTCATCCGTGTGCAGACATACCTCCGGCAGCGTGTGCAGCGTGAACCACTTCCACGAGCGCTCGCCTTCCGGCCGGATGAGCAGCTGCTGCGCCGTAAACGCCTGTCTGACCGCCTGAGTGTATATCCACTCAACATCCTCCTGCGTGTACCCTGACACCTGCTTCTTGGTAACGACTCCGATAACCGCTGGCTGCAAGAACGACTGTACTGCCCCTGATACGTCCGGCAATCCTGTAGGGACCATACTCATCTTGCGATCCTTTGCGCTTGAAATCTTTGGCTTATCCGGCATCATCTCTCAACCACCCGAGAATCTATCGACCTGCGCAACTGCGCCGTGTCAATCAATATCCCTGACGACTTCTTGCGCCGTATTGTCTGCGGCGCGAGCTTCGGCCATTTCCCGAACCCACCCGATGCAAAGGCTTTCTGCACAATGTTCTCCGCGAATATACCGAGGTCGCGATACGCCGCGCGCAAGCTGCCCTTCGACTGATCACCCGCGAGGAACTTGTTCCACAACGTATGCCGCACGCGCATAAGCGCCGGGCCCTTTTGTATCAGCGGCATGAGCAGAAACGATCTGCGCGGAATGTTGCGCGACAACGATCCTTTCTCATGCACCAGCCCGATCTCCGCGTTCGTCATATCAGCCGGCTGCTTCGTTTTTTTGTGCCCACCAGCCTTCATCACCGCACCCGCAGTCGAACGGCTAGTCTTATTCCCCAACACACCAACCTCGGTGATGAAGTTACTCTTCAACGCTCTCTCGATCATAGTCAGTTTCTCGAGATCCATCTTTATAACCCCGCCCGGGATGCGGGTAATCTTCATTGCCATGTCGTTGTCCCCTCGATGAGCGTAACGTTACCCACCAGATACGGCAGAGCCAACGAGAGGTACTTCATCCCGTACCCGTTCTGTGTGAACTGGCATATATACGCGTCGTCCGTAAATCTTGTAGGGATCTGGAAATTGACTGATACGCCTCCGACTGACGAGGCGCTGATAGGGAACTTCGACTGCGAAGCAATACCCTTGGCCGAGTTCTGGATATTGACAACCAGATGAAACGCGACCAAGTACATGAACACCGCTGTCACAAGGGCATCCTCTCCATACAACTCCGAATTGAAATTGATGGATGCCTCTGTGATGGCTTTCGTTATATCGGAATCGAGGACATACTCGTCGTTCAGGGGCTCATTTTGAACCGTCGCAAAATTGAAGTCCCGGGCGAAGTATGCCTTGAAATCCGACACTGTCGGTAAACTCCAAGACATCTCTCATACCTCGTTATGCGGCCGGTTGTTTCCCCCACCGGAATATCTCCTTCGGATACCGACGGATTAAATCCTCTCCTGTCGCGTCGCTCACCTCACACACCATGTCCGGCGTGATATGCGCGCGCTCTTTGTCCATCGTCTCCGGGATCCCCGAAATGACATCCTTGCGCGCGATGATGATATCGCGGCTGCCTTTGTTGTATATCTCCATCTTAACCTTTCTCCTCGGGCAAGTCTCTCTTCTTTTTCCGAGAGATAACATTGCCATCCGGTAATCTTACGAAAATGGTTGACTGGTTCTCTTTTACCAGCTCGACTTCAACAAGCCTTCTCGGCTCTCCATCCTTCCCATTAATGTATACCTTCAACTGGCTCTCTCCCTCTCCTCACCTCGCGGGACCGGGACTCTACCCGGCCCCGCGGATAAGGGTCTCGTTAAGATGCGAGATCGAAATACAACAACTCGAGCGCGCGATACACGCCAACTCCCGTGAACTGCCCGTATGCAGCATCTTGGAACTGGAAGTTGTTGAGCGTATTCGGCTGGGTCACGGTATAGTCCACCGGGATGTCCATCCGGATGCTCTCGGCATCGTATCGGTACATCGCATACCGATGATGACCGATGGTGCTGCCCACCGCGGATGAGCCGATCGCGTACGCAGACGGCAGAATCTTGACGCCGCCCGGGACGATCTTCTCGAACGCATCCTTGAGGTAGGTCATCTTCGTGACCACCGGATACGTAGATGACACCGGTGTCGCGAGCGCGACGTAGTCATCCTGCGCGATGACGAAGTGCGTCGGAAACGCTGTATACGCACAGTTCGATTGATACGCCGCGAGAATCGTCGCGATGAATGTCGCGAAGTCCGCAGCGCTCAATGCGCTGATCTGGCCGGTGAGGGTCGTGGTGTCGGAATTCACGATCGACTGCGTCAGCAGCCCCGGGAACGCCGTGGGATTCCCTATCGAACCCAGAAACGCCATCTTCTGGATCCCGAGATCCCAATTCTGCTTGCGCGCGCGGTGCTTAGACTCGATGATGTCCCAATTGTTCGCCTGCAGCGCCTGCTCGATCTCGAAGATCGAATACCCGATCGCCTTGGCCCAATTGGCAACCTTCATGGTCTTTGACGACACCCCGACGTCCGCCGTCGCGAGCCTGTCGTTTGCCGAACCCTGATTGATGATGCCCTCTTCGAAGTCAGCAGACGCGTTGATCGTCGTATTCGTGAGGATATTCTGACTGAACGCTCCGTCCCCGACCGAAATGGGAACGTAATCCGCCGGAGCCACCTGATAGAACTTCTGCTCGGTGATCTGCTTCTTGATGAACGTGAGCGTATCGAGCGCGATCTGGTATCCCAGACTCGAGGTATCGATATCGCCCGTCGCGTTCATCATCGTCTGCCCGCGCAGGCTGCGGCTGTTGAACCTTGTCTTCAAGAACTCCTGAACTGTCTCCATGGTAAGAGTCTCCTTTTTGAATACGCGTGATTTAAGCATGCGCGCCCCGCTTATGTTTACGCTGTTACTCCTGTGTTACGCTCCTGCGCTGCTGGATGAAGAACTCGACCTGCAGCTGGATGAACTCGATGAGCAGCTGGATGAGCTTGAGCTGTACGCATCGGTTGTCGCCAGCAGGACCCGGATGAGATCACCCGTAGCCGCTGCGACGTCCAGAGCCGTACCCACGGCCGAATTAACACCGGCGTTCTGCTTAACCTGCTTGCCCGTCGGATACCACTCAACCTTGTTGCCGCGGTTGATGGTGCCGTATGCCTCGAGCAGAATAACGCTGTTCTCCATCGCGATCTCGAGTGCGTCGCCTGCGACGTAGCTCGCTTTCTTCGGGTTACGGATAACGAACCCGATCATCTGATCGCTCACGACGGTGCACAGGTCAACGAGTATCGTCGGCGACGTTCCCCCGACCAACCTGACCATGTCACCGGCGTAAATCGTCTCCGAGGAACTCGGGGACACCTGCACCGACAACGTGGTCGGCGTAGGTATGGCCGCGACTGTTCCCTTGAGGGGCTTCTGTCCGAACTGGTTTAACGTTTGTGTAGGCTGAGTCATTTCTGTTCCCTCCCTTTTTTATTGAGACTATTTTGCCGACCCGTACCGGGACGCGCCCCTGTCGATCTTGTTGCTCAATGTATCGACCATCGCGACTTTAACGTCTTCGGCCTTCTCTTTTATCGAATTGAGGCGCACAAAATACTTCGCGTCCTTCTTCTCGTTGTCCTTCTTCGGTTCCCCCTCGCCCGGCTTCGCGCCGATCGTTTCATTCTCTTTCGGCCTGCACTCGCCCTCATGCACCTCACCGCATTTCTCGCAGGGCTTGGCGTTCTTGAGCTTCGGATCCACCATCTCCTGCAGGTCGTTGACCCGCTTGGTAAGCTCGGTGACCTTCGTGTTGAGCGCGTTGTTTGCCTCGGTGAGCTCGCCGTTCTGTTTGATGATGTCCGCGATAGATACCTCTTTCTCGTTCATCACGACGAACGCTTCCTCGGCCTTGATGACCTCGTTCTTCTTGTTCTTATCCTGTGTGGATTTTCCTTCCAAGAGTGCCTCCTCTTTCTGCTGCCTGCGCATCGCCTGATGCTGTGCAGCCAGCTTCTTTGTCTCCTCCGATTCCTCGGCGTTGTCGACCAGCTCCTGCAACCCGGAGTCAGAAAGCGCCTCGAGGTACTTATCCCTTTGCAAAGGCGACATCGTGTCTAATCCGTTTTGTTTGCTCATCTTCTCTCCTTTTTTGATTTGTGCTTCTTTGCTGTTAACCATGATCCGGCAGTCCTCGTACCTCGGCGACGTCACCAACGCGAGGTGCTGAAACTCACCCTCCGTAATCTCCTCATCGTAACGAATCGCATGCCACTCCCCGCCACCTTTCGTATTCTTGACGTCGAACGAGCACGACACCGAATACCCATCCTCAACGAGTTTCTTGGCCTTATCGTTGATCAAGATGAAATCGCAGTCGAACCAGCCGGTCTTCTCGTTGAACCGCGCGGCCGTAACGTACCCCACGGCCTCATTCTTGAAATTCTGCGGGCTGACATTTTTATGCTCAATGAGCACCGGCTTCCCGATGAAGCTGTTGAGCATGGTGTCGATGGTTTCCTTTTGGAGAAGCGCGACGCCAGCGCCCACGTCCTCGTACGACACGATCCCCGCCTCGAGGAAATTGCAGGTGTACGATGCGGGCCATGTCTTTTCGTTGTCTAATCCTGGCCTGACAGAAGCTCCACACTCCGCACAATACCACCCGGGCTCGTCGCCACCGGGACCCATCTTCCGCACCGCGGTGACTTGTCTTTCGCACGATGGGCACCAACCCCGCTTTGTGCTCGTATCGTGTCGATTCTCCACCCGCACCTGATTTGACTTCGCTCGTAATATTACGTCCATGGGCTACTCCTTGCTCCCCTCAAATCTCCTCGGCGCTGACCGATATAAATTCTCTTATCGCCGATGTGAGTTGTTTTATAGATATATCCGAACATTACCCTGTCCTCATGACGGGAATTGCTATGCATCTACATCCAAAATCGCAGCCCGGATGTTCCCTGCGGCCCGTTGCCTTATCCACGACCGGCGGCGAATCCCACGAGAACCGCCGCTTGTTTAAATCCTTATGATCCTGCCTCACACGTTCATCGCCTGACGTCGACCATATGTACTCATTAAGGCCCGCCTCTGTGTACCGCAACTGTCGGTATCGCGAAACCAGCAGGCTTGTTTCCTGCCGCGCAATGAACCGCGCGCGCTTTCGTGTTACACCATACTCCGCCTCGAGCACGCGCGCCATCTTATCCGCGCGGAATCCTTCTTTTACATTCTCCTGCACCGCCCACCGCAGCCGCTCGATCTGCTCATCGCGCCATCCCGAGATGTAGAGATTGACGTTGTTGATGTAATCTTCCTCGATCTGGTTCTTGAGGCCCGGCGACATGTCCATCGGCACCTCTAAGCTCGGCTTGACCGTGCGCACAAACTGCTCCTCCAAACTCCCAGTGACGTTCTTGACGTACTTTCCGAGGTCGACCGTTAAGCTCCGCTGCGATGCCTCGTCTATCTTCGCCGCCAGCGCCCGCGCCTGCTCCTCTAACCGCATGCGGCCCCGCGCTGCAGCCGTGCGCAGCTCAACCGGCATGTCGCTCAAGGACAGCTTGTATGCTTTCTTCTTGGCATCGAATGAAGCGCCTAAGGACCGTAACTCACGCGCAATCACCGCATTAAACGCTCCATACACGTACCCATCGACATACGATATCTTGCCCGCAGACAACGCCTGCTCGACTGCGCTGCCCACCTTGTTCCACCGCGATCCGAACCGAACCTCTGTGGATCCTACCGGCTCATTTTCTTTGCCGAGCTTATACCCGAGAATATCGAACAGCGGACGGAATAAGTCGAAGTACAACTCGAACTCCAGCACCTGCAGAATGTGCTGATGATACTTATCGTAATCATGAATCGGTCGCAGTGTCTTCATTTATCTGACGTCATCTTCTTCGTCACCTTTTGCGGAATATCTATATCGAGCGACCCCTGTGGGACCTCCGGCTCGCGCAGACCTTTGCCGACCTTAGTCTCTGTGGTGATCAGCTCATGCGCTCGCAGCTCCTGATCATACTCCTGCCCATCGAACATCCCCTGCGCGTAGAGCGCCGACACGCGGTTAAACTTCGCGCTCTTAACGTTTTCCTCATCCACCGCGCTCAATATGCGCAGCGGCTTGAACGTGATCGACAAATCGTCTGGCACGAACCCGAACACCTGCTGGCACCGCAGAGGGATTATCTGCTGCAAGATTTCTTTCGCTTTCGCGCGTACCTCCGACTCAACACCAGCGTTGTAGTTCTCGATATCGTCCTCACCAGAATTGAACCCAGCAGCTGATACGCCGAACAACTTCGTTATCGGCATGCGCACCGCAGCCGCCACGCCCATCTGAATCTGCTTCATCATCTCCGCGAGGCCGGAGAATGTAATCTGCTTCTGTTCGTACTCGTCGTTTTTGTCAAGAACCAGCGCTGAATGGTAGTTCTTCGCGATGTTGGCGAAATTGAACCTATTGCGAATCTTCTGGTTACCGGCCGCGGACAAGAGCGATGCGTTGTACCCTTCAATCTTGTACACGTCAATCTTCGCCTCATCCAGCAGCTGGTAGATCAGATCGTCCTCTTTGATGTACTGCGTGATCGGCCGGATAACGCGCTCCACCTCCGACATGCCCCACCCCTGTAACCGGCGGCGAATGAACGATGGCGCTTCCTTACCCAGAATCTTAATGACGCGCGACTTGTGCAGCCGTTGGCCGTAGTAATTATACGGACACTCAACCTCATCTTCGAGGATGTAATTAAGCGTCAACTCCCACCTGTCAGCCGCAATGAACGACATCGGGTCACGGTCGCTAATAATGTCTCGGTTGAGTTCCTTCTCGGGGTTCTGATTAGTATTGATGATGAGCCCGGCGCCGCCGAATAACTTCGCCCACCGCATGACGTCTTTAACGACCTTGATATCCTTGCACTCCTCCATGACCTTCTGCAGGAGGTTGATATCATCAACATCGAGCTCGTCTGACTTAATAATCACGCCGCCACGGAACGCGTCCTCCACCGGCTGGTCAATCATCGTCTGGATGATGCCGTGCGTCATGTAGGTGTAAGACAGCAGAATACGGTTGAGCGAGAGCGGATTGTAGGCGTTGGAATACCCCAGGTTGAACGGCTGCGACAGCGGATCGCCGCCGGACGACGTGCCGTCGAATATTCCCGCGAGGACCGAATTCGCCGGCGTGTCGTTCTCGACGCGAGCAGGTAACCGGCGGGCATTGTCGCGGGTAATGTTGAGACCGAAGATTTTCATATGGTAAATAAGTCGGCTTTAACGCCAATTCTCTTCAACTTGTCACGCACTTCTTCCTTTGTTTTGGCTTCTATTTCATACTCATAAGACCCGCCACCCGTCCCAACGTTGCGGAATCCTGCCGCCCAAAGTCTCTTGTCGATGTTGTCTGAGTAATCTCCCTCTAATATCGAAATCTCAAAGAGTTTATTGTCACGTCTCCCATACCTTGCCTTCCCGATCTTTGTGCCCATCTCCAATAACATAGCATCACCCCTCCTAAAACACGTCGAATATCGTGACGTGCCTCTTCATGTACGGCTCCAATGCATACCTGCACGCATCGGTAGCGTGGTTATTCTTCCCCAAGGGAATCGGCAGTATCTCGTTTGTAACCTTATCGCGCTTCCACCTGTCGTTGCGGAAATTATCGATCGCGCCCTTACATCGAGGATGGATAACAATCTCCTCAAAACTGTTGAGGAACTCAATGCCATCCTCGACTGACCCCGGGCCTTTTTCGGCTCCAACAATATTATATCCCTCATACCACGCGCCATCGCGCCCGCGATGCGGCTGCGCAAGGAAACTAATGGTATCCGGCCGTTCTGAGTCCGCGATGATCTTCCATTTGTTAGACTCCGGCACTGTAGCGAAAAACTGGTGCAGGTCATTGATATCCACGCCATGACCGTACGCCTCATAGTCAATCCACAACTTACGATCTTTGATAAACATCCGTATAAGGCACGTAGGATCCACAGAGAACCCGAAGTCCGCACCAAAGAGAAACTGAATGTCCGGCACCGTGGGATCAGGACCAACAGGCGTCTCGAAATCCTCCACGCGCACGCGCTTAAAGATACAATCCTGCGCGTAAGCCTTAATCTTGCCCAGCCACACATGCTCATACTTCTCAAAGTCGATAGCTTTGTCATACTCCATCTCGCGGCGCAACACATCAGGAAAGTAATCGTTGTCATAGTAATTGACCTCCGCGATCCTGCAGTCCGGCGGCGTATGCACAACAAACCGCTGGTACGTCGAGCTCCGCTCGTCCTCCGGGTTGAAGCTGACCCAGATCTCCGACCCTTCCTTGCGGATGGTAGGAATAAGAATCGTCCATGAATCCTCGCTGACCTTCTCTGCTTCCTCTACCCAGCATATGTCTATCCCCTCTGTGGACTTTATGTCCGAAATGTTCTGATGCAACCCCTTGAATATGAACTCCGCGCCCGCCTGAGAGTAAATGCTCTCCCGATGGATAGTGAATAAATCGTCCAGTCGATGCGCGTTGATTCTGTCTGTCAATAACCGATGCACCGAATCCCGTATTGAGTTCTGCTTCTCGCGCGTACATAATACGCGCAGCGGAAAGTGTGCCGTCTTCGTAACTAACGCATCCGCAAAGGAGTAACTCTTCGCGCTTCCGCGGCCGCCATGCAGGACCTTGTACCGTGACGGCTTTGCCATCACGTGCTGCACTTTCTCCGGCATGTACACCTTGCACTCTGGTATTATCATCCATCCTTAGCCGCCGTGAATATGAACCTCGGCGCCTCCTTGAAGCGTTCAACGGACGATGAGTCCTCCTTCTTCAATTGTGCCTGCATCATTATTATATTTTTTATATCAGATATATTATGCCAATCAAGTGGAAACTTGTTGCAAAGATAAAACTCTATAGCCCTCTGATTCCCCGCGAGAACATTCTTGAAGAGCTGATCCTCGGCGAACTGCACACGACTATTAATAAATTCTTTAATAATATGGTTAAGCCTTGGATTTTTTACCCTCAATGACCACAACCACTGTGGTGTCATGTTTGCTGCCTTGCACGCGAGAGAAATCGCACTCCCCATTTTTAGGCTCTTGAATATTGCGCGCAACTGCCGATATCGCTTCTTCCCCAGTTCCGAATACCCATTTTTAAGCACAACTGGCATCAATTCCATCAAGTCCTCACCGCCTTCTCACCGGTATACCTCTCCCACCTACGCACAATTACGTCGCAATACTTCGGATCGAGCTCTATCGAATTGCACCGGCGCCCGAGCTGCTGTGCTGCCATCATCGTTGACCCTGATCCGCCGAACGGCTCGAAGAGTAAACCACCCACGGGGCAGTTCTTCTTTATCGCTCGTTCCGGCAACCGCACCGGTTTCTGGGTAGGATGCTCGTACTCTGAAGACTTATCGCGCGCGATGTACCACAAATCCAACTGTTCCTCGAAGTCTATGCGCGAGAGATTCCATACCTCGGTCTCTTTTGAAATCTGCCGGTTACGGTAATGATTCTCACCCTTCTTCCACCCGAACATTATCGGCTCATAACACTGGTGGTAATCCTGCCCGAGCGCGAGGATAAGCCGTTCTTTCAACCATATGATTGTCTGCGAGAAGTGAAAACCCGCTCCCCTGAACGCATCGAAGAACTCATCCTGCGTCTTCGTCGCATGGCACACGTATATGGCCATATCCTTCGTCGACACCGTGTACACGTTAGTGAACACATCCAGCAGGAAATGGTAGAACTGTTCCGGCGTCTTATTGTCGTTGAATATCCTTCCCCCATCCATGAACTTGCGTTTACGCGCCTTGTGTATCGCCTCGTACTTTGCGTACTTATAGTCCACATTATACGGCAGATCCGTGAACACAAGGTTCGCCATCTCGCCATTCATGACGAGCTGCACATGATCGATCATCGTTGAATCACCGCACAGAAGACGGTGCGCTCCCATCTGATACAAATCCCCGGGCTTCGTCTGCGCTTCCGTTATCGAATTATACTCCTCCTGCGCATCGAACCCATCCTCCTGTGCATCGACATCGAATATCCGCTGCATTTCATCCGACGAAAACCCCGCGCCCGCAAGCAGCTCCTCATCGAAATTCGCCAGCAGGTCATAATCCCACTGGCCAGAGTTTTTGTTAAGCCGCAGGTTCAGCTCCTGCTCGCGCTTCAAATCAGGGATATTGAGATAAACCACCGGGACCTTCGTGAACCCAAGCTCCACAGCCATCCGTAAACGAAAATGGCCTCCGATGACAATTCCTTGTCTCTCGGCGGCCGAATTCACAATGATCGGATCCACCAGTCCGTACTGCTGTATCGATGCTTTCAGATCGCGACATTCTTTCTCGCTCGCCTTACGCGGATTATACTCTGCGGGCCGCAACTCTGAAACATCGACATACTGTATATTAATATCAGTAGCGTTCATTACTACAAGTATATTGACAACCCGCTACCTCGTCAAATCCCTCTCTACTTCCGCACCTCCCTTCAACAAGCACTTCTCGACGACAGATATCACGTGCGCAAGCTGGTCCTGCGCGCGCTCGATTTGCTCGCGTTTTGTGCACAATTTCTGTATCTCCTCCGCATCAAGGAAGGTGTGTTTCTCTATGCACCTCAAGATGAATCTCCGCGGCACACTTACACGTACAACACGAAAATCGATCATCCTTGTAGGGGAAATGAATCTTGTTTGTTTTTAAGATGCTCGACAATAAGTTTCTCGATCTCCACATGTGAATGCAAGCAATCTCCATTTGGAAAATTATTGACCAGTAGATTATGGTTTAGCCTCCCGCCCTCTAATGTGGTGAGCGTGATCATGTACGATCCTGCGATCTGTGCTGCTGTGATAAAATCTTCGAGCGTCTTCATTTTTTCTCCTCCCATGCGAACTTATCGACAATTTCACACACAATTCTTATATACCGCTCAAGTTCTCTTGTTTTAATTTCTGGGGCATAATTCATTGTTGGTGCGCCAAGGTTGTTGGTTTATGTCTTTTTCTCCTCTCTATCAATTTTATCCCGTATTGTATAATTTTTCTATATGTGCCCCCAGCGGCGTCGGCTGCGGCGTCGGCGGCGGCAGAAGAGGCAGTGGAGGCGGCGGCGTCGGCGGCGGCATCGGCGGCGGCATCGGCGGCGGCAGAGGAGGCAGCGGAGAAGGCGGCGTAGGCGGCGGTGGCGACGTAGGCAGCGGAGTCAGCGTAGGCGGCGGTGGCGGCGGTGGCGGCGGTGGCGGCGGCGGTTTTATTCTCCTCGCTTGGGTTTTCTATCCACTCTTTTGCCGCCTCAATCGCTTTTCTTGGCCGGTTATCGTCTGGGTATCGTTTCTCAAAAATAGCGATAACTTGCTCTGCAGCATATACGGCGTATTGCACCTGCTGTTTATGTGTCATCAACCTGACGATAAGCCAGTTTGCCCACTGTTGTTTTTTTTCTTGTATAAGTTTCTGAACAACCGCAACGCCGTCAGTTTCTTTCTGCGCGCAAAACCAATCTACCCCACTCCTACACGCATTTTTCTCTTCGAGCCATTCTTTGCTGATTTTCATATCTCCCCCCGTGCGAGCTTGTGAATAAACTTATCAATAACGGAAGGACGCGTACCCGTATAGAATCCAAGCTCCTTCGCCTCCTCCGTCACCTTGCGCTTCCATTCCTCCAGCTCCGCTATCTTCTTTCGCAGAACACTATTTTCTGTCTGCAAATAATTAAAACCAGTCTTATCCTCACTTGCCAGCACGGGAGCGGTAACTCCACAGGTACACTTATCCTCCTCCGGCGCGGACTCGAGGGCGTTGAGGATATTTAAAATATCATTAGTAGTAATGTACTCTAAGCCACATCTTCCATCATCCAGATACTTCCTCGCCTTCTTGAAGTTTAACGGCTGTGTCATGGCTTGACCTCCTTACGCACTTTCTTTCGCCAACCAGACGGAAAAATATCATATTCCAATCTAGCGTCTTTGGGAAATTGTGTTTGATTAACTTTGTTATATTTACTGTGATTAACTTTCTGCAATGAAGATCTACTTAATGCATCGCTATGCCTACGCATACCCGCCATCCTCCCTTTCACTCCCCCGCTTCCCTCTCAAGGCTATCCGCCATTTCATTACAATAGTCGGCAACCTCTCGAAAACCCTCGATGTCTAAATTCATACACGCTAGTTTTGCCTCCGCTATCATCTCATCGCGCTTTTTCATACCTTCTCCTTCACCCGTGGCTCCCCGTCCACGACGATGAGGAAGGAGAGGACGGTTCTCGCCATTTCTTCCCACTCCCCAATGAACAAAGAAGGCCACTTTAAACCCGTATAATTCTCATACAACACCTTCCCCAACCTCTACACCGTTTCCTTATCGTGCGGCATAGTTACTCCCTCCCTGCTTTTGCGCTCTCAACTATCATCGGCATAAAACATTTCTGGCACATTGGCTGTTCACCTACTGGAATCTCTCCGGCTTTAATTTCCCTCTTATCTCCGCATCCGATACATTTTGCTATGACTGTTACCATCGTCCCCTCCCTTTCACTCCCCCGCTCCCCGACGCACGGCAGTTGGCTTGTCCTGCGCCACACTCGGCTTTTGCCTACGCACCTTATGGTGTATAGTGACTGTACTTCCATACACGTACGTCGAGGACGGGAGATTCACTTATAGGTAAAAATATGCCATACAAATGGGTGTGGGAATACGCTTCCAATATACACACCGCATCCTTCTGGTTTTTCATGCCCAGTCCCTACAACGCAAAATTTTCTTTTCACCACTGGATTCGTGGTTAAAACCTGACACCACATACAGACTTTATCTCCCTGCATATTTACGCACAAGGGTATTGCTCCGCCTGGCATTTCAAATTCTTGGATATCTGCTGTAGGTGAAAATTCATATTTCCAGATTGTCCGCATCTCCTTCTCCCTCCCTTTCACTCCCCGCGAGATTAGTTAGTCCCTTTTACCTAGCAACGACGTCTATTCCAATTTTAGTCCCCAGCCTCGGCTTGCTAGGGTGTCGAGCTTTTACCCCCGACGTATCGGTGCTCGATTTGCGCCCTGTGTAGCCATTTTAACGATGCTACGGTACGCCTGCAAGTAAATACTATTTCTTTTCTCCGCCAGTTATATCGAATTTTGCTACAAGGCCTACCCTGTGTTCTTCCTTTGCGTTATCCCATTCCGGAGAAAATCTGTATTGAGCTTCTAGCCCGATGTTATCGGACAACTCCAAGAACCTCAAATCCCCGCCCACATACGCCCTGAACTTTCTGTACTGATCATCCGTTTCCATGTTGTTGGTGATGTAGGTGTTGGAAATGGTTGTCCGCTCACAGGACCTGTGAACCTCGTTTGCCTGTACTGCGAATACGCCCACCAGAACGAATGCCGCCGTCAATACAAATACTCTCATGCCTCACTCCTTTGTTGCCGGGCAATTGACCCGGGTGCTTCCTCCACTAAAGCTCGTTGTGTAATTCATGGCCGACGGATACCCTGCCTTGCGTATCGCTGTCGTTATGATGATCCTGATCACATACGCCGCGCCGAGTGTCCCCAGACACGCGAGGTAATACACCAACTCGTCGATGGAATCACGAAACCCTGTCGCCTTGGCACGCATTAACTTAACGTCGGACATATTTTCCCCCTTATTTTTTCCTCAAGCACGATCCCAAACGCCTCGTCCACCCCAGACCATCCGACAAAAAACATGCAATCTGTCGGCATGCAGATGATGGAGTCGTTGACCTGAATCGTCTTGACGTCCGGGCCCACGGCGACCGCGATGAGTTCGATCTTCTTGTTTGCTTTATCCGGCAAATGTATGCCGCCGACTGAATCCTGTATGATGCGCTTCACAACGACATTTGAACCAAGTGGCTGTATCATCTTTCCTCCTTAGAACGTAACCGTTAACGTCAACACGCCTGCCGCAGCCCAGTAAATCGCGCGGCGCACATCCCCACAGCACGCGTATACCACACATGCCGCGAAGTCGAGTACAATCAGTGCCACGGGAAATAGTTTATTCATCGCCAACCTTAATCCCGGCGCCGCGCATCATATTGTGTACCTGCGCACGGGACTTAATCAACTCGAGTCGCAAGTGTTTGAATATCTGCTGATACCCGTCATGGATATCATGGATCATACCCCTTATGACCTTGATGATATTCTCTTCTTTAATATCTTCCATCCGAGGTTTTTCCGCGCGCGAGGGTTTCTTGTGGCGGCCGGGACACATGGCGTACACCCGCGCCGGGGTTATATCGACGCCCCCCGCTTTAAAACTATCTACTATATCTCGGACAGACTGTCCTTCTGACCGCATACTCTTTATTTTGAGTCTACCTGATCCTTGCTAAGTTTTGGCATTTTTCTTCTCCTCAATATACGACACGACATCCCCCATGGTCTTCATCTTCTCGGCATCGGCGTCCGGGATCTCGATATCGAACTCCTCCTCCATGGCCATGGTAAGCTCAATCAAGTCCAGGGAATCCGCCCCCAGATCCTCGCGCAAGTCAGACTCGAGCTTAACGTCCATGACTGAACAACCGAGGTAATCGCTCACGATCTTCTGCACGCGTTCTGCAATCATCTTATGCTCACCACCTTTGCTTGGAAAACCCGCATGATATCTTTGACCTCTGCGGGGAGCAGCCCTTTATGTATCAGATTCTCCGCGACTAAATCTCTCTCCTCTTGTAACAGTGCGAGCCAAGCGGCATCCACGCGCGCCTCGAACTTGCGCATCCGGATGCGCTCCTCTGGAGTGCGTATGTCTGCGAACTTTTCCACGTCCGCACGAAATTTCACGAATAAATCGATAAAATCCATGCATGATGACTGCTGCTCCGCGACCGCCGCTACCTTCTCCTCAAACATTTCACCTCCCAATCTGTTCCGGTTCGCGACCGGAACGCTTCTCAAACCGGAACGCCTAACCCTGTGCGGCACAACACTTGTTCCGGTGTTCCGGTTGTTCCGGCTCCCCTACGCATGTAAGTCTGCGCGCAATCGAATCGTAACATCGGCGCCCCACCACGATTCTTGTCGTAAACCATTGCATACTACCGGAACACCGGAACGTTTTACATAACCCCAACACTATCAATCGGTAAAGTGTTCCGGTGCTACCGGAACACAACCAGAACGTTTTATCCTTCAACCGGAACGGCCTCCTGCGCCGCGGCCACGAGGTCCTGCAACCCTTCCCCGCAGGAGTCATAGTCAAATACCACGCAATTGCGCGGAAAACCTCCGATACGCATCTTTTTCCCCATAACAACGAACCCCGGCTCCTCCCTCAAGTATCCGCGCACCGAAGAGCTCTTGAATGGATCTATCCCACGTCTGCGCGCGTCTGCGGCCCATATATTATACAGCCCCTCAAAATATATATACAACTGACCATCTTCCACGGCCCAATACTTATCTTTTAACCCGCCGGCGTGCGCCATAACCTGCAGGTCCGATATGAACGTGTGAATCAAGTTATCCCGCTGGTAATCCGTATTCGTCTTTTTTGCCTCTGCGATAATCGAATCTACGAACGCCGGGTCTTTCTCCCCAAACGTGATGGCATGTCCACCGCACAGTATCGCGTGGTTGACCGCGGTGCGGTCATCGACACCTTGATGCTTCGTGAGGTAATCCCGCGCCTCCGCCACCACCCGCATGAACATCTCCCGTTGCACCGGTTTCTGCTTGATCAGGTTGAATATATGCCACGAGAACGTCTCTTTGTGCTTCTGGAACCAGTCGTAATGGTTCATAACACGGTTCTTCTTAATGACCTCAACGAGTATGCTGCGGTTTAGTATCGCGTTGTCGTTCGGCGTCTCCTCACCCGCGATGATGAGCGTCCCGCGCACTTTCGCCTCGCGGATTCCAAAATTTGCCTTAATCCCTTTCCCAGAGGATTGGCGGTTATATACATTACGGAGAAACCCGGTCTTGAAAGCAATATCCGCTGTATTCCTGAACTCGTCGAGGAAGACCGGCAGACTCGAATAGTATCCCAACGAGCGCTGGATAGCAACAACCGTAGTCTGTGATATCGATTTCCCGGCATTCTCGATCCCGAAAAAGTTATCGACCCACTCGGCCACGGTGGTCTTGCCAGACCCCGTCCTCCCCGTGACAAAGAGAAACGGAAAACATCCGTATTTTTCATAAATATCCTCCATGTAAGGTATGGCCGACACCCACCCGAGGCATTTCACAGCCTCTATTTCCCCGATCGTGTCCGCCAGCCGCTTGCGCACCTCCACGATGTCACACGGCAGAAGAGATATATACGGCAACCCCTCCGCTATCTGGCCTTTACCCGTCGTCACGCCAATCGAAATTGGCTTGATTCCTTTCTTTTCCATCCAGAAGATGTGGTTCTTATCCGGTCGCATCTCCTTGCCATCTTTATCCACGGCCACGTTGCCGAAGACCCACAGCCCCTCCGACTCAATCCACCCAATATGATCCGGCTCAATGATATGCCTGCCGTCGTCCTCAAGAAAAAGACCTTCCCAAATGTTGAGAAGGTCATCGAGCTGTCCGCGCCAGATGAAATTACCATGCTCGAAACAGAACCGTCTGAACCCCTCCGCGCCACCCATGTCCTCGGCCTTGATGGCGTAACACGAATGCGAGTGATCGCCAAACTCGTTGATGAACTGTACCTCGCGGATGAGCCCCTCCGCTGTCTCGTGTGTGGCCAAGACCTTGATCGTGAAATTAGATATCTCCTCATCCCACTCGGTCTTGCCGCGCCGGCGCGTGGCCACGTACTTCCCAAACTCCCTGCGTATGTGCGACTTGAAGTACTTCAAGCTCATCTTGCGCCGGATAACCGTCTGCGCCTCCTTCGGCAGCTCCGCAACGTACTCCTTCGCTGCCTTCGATGACATGACCACCCCGCCCAAGTCCTCGCGCGTCTTGCCTATCGCCAATGCGCCATCGATGTCGGCCTTGCCGTTTACGCGCCATGAGTCCGGCAGCGTCCCGATCTGCGCGTGGAAGCCCTCCTTGTCGAGCTGCCGTGCCATTAGGTACGCGTAGAACGCCGTGTCGTGCCGATCGGCCGGGTTCTCCTTATAATTCTTGAACTTCGGGTCGTCTTTGACCTCGTTATCGAAGATAATGCAGACGTCGCGCACCTTCTGATCACCCAGAAATTTAACCAACCGTCCGAAGTTATCCTTCGAGAAAGAGCTAATGCCCGGAATGGCGATTGCCGGTATTCCTATCTGCGCCGCGGCCGCAGCTTTGAACTCGCCCTCGGTCAATATGAGATTTCCCCGCATCTCCCACTGCGGACAGTAAATCTCAACCGGGACCGAGGACAGGCCCAGCTTGTGCGGCCGGATAAGGTACGCGTGCCCTGCAGCATTGAGGTAGGGGATAATAATACGATCATCCAAAAGCGCCGGAGACATCGTAAGTCCCTTGCCCGAGGCTACGCATACACCAGACTCGAGAAGCTCCTCACGCGCGTGATCCGCGATGATCCGCTGCTCTATCTCCAGCAGGTACTTCCCACCGGAGAAAAATCTGCATTTCGTGATTGTTTCGTCCGTAAACCCGCGCTTCGATCGCAGCTCTTCTCTGTGCGAGTCGGACAGCCTTCCGCTTTCTGTAATAAATTCGTATATTGAAGTCATCTTCTCTCCTCAAAAGAGATGTACGGTAGGAAATACGCGTTCTTGATCACCCGGGAACGCGTAAGCCGGGTTGAGGATTATATCCCGTCCGCGGCCTCCGCCGCAGGCGCTTCCTCATGCACCTGTAACGTCTTATCGTGGAACCGCTCCCACGTCGCCGCAGCCTGCGCGAGCTCGACACCCTCCGTATATCCGAGCTGCTTCACGTCGAGCACGAAGTACATCTGCCCTGCGGGGTTTGTTTCCTGAACGCTCGACAACGCATACCGCATCCCGAACATATCCAGAGGCTGGTTATCTTTTGCCGCGAACTGTGCCAGCGAGAGCAATCTCTTGCCCGCCTTGAAGCTCGTCTTGGAGAACGAAACCACCACCGGCATTCCGACGCCCTTGAACACCGAGAAGAAGCTCAAAAACTTCGTCGCCAGAGGCGGTGTGCCGTCTGCGCCGAACTTCGACTCCTCGATGACGCGCGGATCCAGCGGATCGTTAGTCCGCCAGATGACCTCGCCCGGGCCGTATGCGGCGTCGTATGCGGGGTCCTTGGTATTGCGCGGATTGAACCTGATCCAATTGGTGAATTTGAATATCGGGATGAACTCGCTTGGCAGGATCTCCTTGGTGAGCGAATTGATGATCATCCCGGGCTTAAGGTCCAGCTGCGTAGCCGGATCCTTTGCCCCTTTAACGACCTCCGGTGAGAGCGCCTGCAACAGCGTGGCGCGCGGTATGAGCAAGTCTTCCTTGTCGGTCGGCTCCTCGAACCCCTTGCGCGCCCCTGCGACAAATCCCACTGCCTGCTGCTTCTTTACATCCAGATCCTTAACATCATCAGCCATGATAGCCTCCGTTATTTGCCATAAAATCTGGCGCTTGATTTCAAATAGTACCCGATGAATTCAGGTACTCCCTCTCCCTGCTTCACGCGATCCGCTACGAAGCTCGATAGAGTCTTGGAGTTTACCGCCTCCTTTATCATCTCAGCCCTGCCGATCTCGCGCAGGAACGTCAAGAGCAATGGCGTATTTTCTTTCTTGACCGAGGCGTAAAGCTGCGGTTTGAGCAAAGTCACGTGTCCGACGCCATCATACTCGGCCGTCTTCGTCGCGCCCTTCGCTTCCAAGAGCTCAATCAACTCAGACTCAGTCGCGTCGTACTCCGCCTGCGCCTGCTCCATCGCCGCCTCCGCGGCGTCTTTTGCGAGCTTGGCGTCGCGGAACTTTTTGACCAAGTCGAGCTCGGTTATCTCACTCATTTGTCTCACCTCCTCCCTCTAACACAAAAAATCCGGCCCCGCGCCGCTGGGCATAACCTCTTGGGAGAGTGCGGCACGAGACCGGATAAAAAAAAGAGCGCCGGGAGTTTTTCCGACGCTGCGTTCTGGATACTTTCTGCCCATATCAACTCTCCCAAAGTTATACCCTATGATACATCAACCCCGAGCGCTGTCAAGTGCTTTTTTACGCGCCTCGAGTATCATCTGCCGCGCGTCTTCCACGTTACGATAAATCCCCGCGATCCCGCCTGCGCGCCTGATCTGCAGGATATTAAACTCCTGCAGCTTATCGCGCTTCTTATTCTGCGGCGTCTTACCTTCCATCGCGACGAAGACACCCCAACAGCACAGGTGCAAATCGAGGATTCCGGACGTGAACCGGTCGGATAACTTCTGGAACCAAACGTCCGGGAACTCCTGGCGGATCATCTTCTTAACTTTCGCCGTCAGCTGCGATTCGTTCATTTTTGTGTTAATCGATACGCTATCTGATTTACGTCGCCTTTTTCGCGCAGGCACGTGAGGATATCCACATCAATCGAACCCCGAGCAATCAGGTGCACATATGTGCACTTCTCGGTCTGCCCAGCGCGATGGATCCTCCCCTTTGCCTGTATATACCTCTCCCAGCTGTAATCAAGCGAGTAGAACACCTGTAGGCTGCAATGCTGCAGGTTAAGCCCATGCGCTGCGCTGGTCGGGTTCGCCACCAAGAACCGCGCTGTACCGTCCTTGAACGCGTCTATCGACGCCTGTGCATCCTTCGTCTCGGAAAACATCGTCACAGCACACCCAGGACCGTATTTTGCCTCAAGGAACGCCACGATGCGCCTGATATCCCACCGGAAACACCCCCAGATGATCGCCTGCTGCGCGCCTGCGTCTTCGAGAACTTCACCGAGCTCTGCAATCTTCGCGGGCGTGGTAGGTTCTATTTGTACCTCGCATCCCGTGTTGTCAATCGCAAATCCGGACGTGATCTCGCGCAGTTTCATGGCCTTCGTCAACGCCACCGGCGCCGTGATTGCCGTGTTGTTTATCTCCGTAATGAGGTCGCGCTCCATGTCGCGGTAGTGTTTCTTCTGCGCCGTAGACATCTCGACCATACGCACCTCATCCACCTGATCCGGCAAGTCAAGACAATCTTCCTTTTTGCACCAGAACACCAACGGCTTAATTTTCTCCATGAGCTGCGCCAAAGATTCGTCCGATATCTTGTATTCAGCGCCCACAGAGAAAATTTTCCCCACTAGATGACGCGTAACAATGCCGCGGAACAGGAGGTTCGCCTCTGCCGCTGTTATTCGCCGCTGATTTAACATCTGCGTCACGAACGCAGGGTTGATCTTCCCCTGCTCCATGACTATCTGATTCCCCCGTGAGAGGTAGAAATAAGTATTCCTGAACTTCCCGAACGCCCCGAATATCCCCGGTTGTAAAAACTCCATCTGCGCCCAATATTCCATCGGGCTGTTCGGCGCAGGCGTACCAGACATGATGACCTTAAACCGCGCCAGCTCAGCAAACGACAGCAGCATCTTTGTGGTCTGCGTAGTCGGCGACTTCATGCGCGACGACTCATCCAACACGATCATGTTCCCCATGATATGATACCGCAGGTATTTGTTCTTCGGCTGGATGATGGCTTCATAGTTGATGAGCAATATATCTTCGCGGTACCCCGCCTTGCCGTCAATAGTTGACATCGGTAGGAACCGGTCATGCGCGTTATAGTAGGTAAACGTCGAGAACGCCCGGATATCCGGCCCCCACGCCCCCTCCAGAAGCGACAGCGGAGCGATTACAACCATCTTGAGCTCGGGATGCTGCTCGCGTGCACACCGGAAACACTCAATCGCCGTACGCGTCTTGCCCGTGCCCATGTCGGCGTACAGAGCGCCAACGAAGCCTCGCTGGGAAAAAAAATCAACGGCCCTTTTTTGATGTTCAAACAGGGGTAACATTTAGCCTCGCAAATTCCCCGAAAAACTCTTTTGCCTTTCGGTTATACGCCTGTGCCGCCCTTGCTTCGGAATTAAAATATCCGATGATGTGATTCCTTTTCTTATTTCCGATTTGCGCACACCATTTTTTACTTTGCCTGTTCCAGAACACCCCTTTAAAACGAGATGTCTTTCCCTTGGTTTTTTTGGCGTTAGCACAGTTCAGAGCTTGGGAGCAGATTCTTAAATTCTCTCTGCGATTATCTAACCCGTTGCCGTTGATATGATCAACCACTGTTCCCCTTTTCCATTTCAATATTCCCAAAAT